CCCTCGTCCTCGTTTATCTTTTCACATTCAGCAGCGAAATAGACTTCACATCTAAAAAAACGCCTTGTTGAAAACACTGTAAAATTAGTTATGTTTATAATATCTGAATGATATTTCTTCAATTCTGCTAAAGCTTCCTCTTCACTATCATAGATCTTAATAGGGTTTCCTATTTCCGTATCCTCACAAACTATATCAAACAATCTCTCAGGGAGCTTCCTTAACTCTACTCTTGATTCAAAAATTCCATATTTTTTCATACAAATTTCTCCTTTAATTAATTATACCACAAAATTCCTCATTAGTCAACTAGAATTTTGTCAAATACGTCCATAAAATCGGACAGTATTGCTATTTTTATTAACCATGTTTTGCACTCGTCATCAGTATAGCCGTTACACTTCATTCGTGCAATATGTAATCTAATACGCTCATTCCGTTCCAACGATCTAATACGCTCCATAAGACGCTTATCAGGGTGCTGTATTACCATGTTATTCTGCTTTTCTGTCATTTTAAATTCCTCCTTAAAAGTATGGTTTTATTCTGCTCCAAATAACTTATTATCACGTTCTATTTTCTTAATAACTCCTCTCTTTGTCATATCTGTCATTTCAATTCCACCATTTGAAAAGCCTACCCATATTTCCTTTGGAGTTCTCCAGCCGTTACACGTTAAAAAAGTAACTACTCTGTTTATTTGTGACAAATGTTTCCCGTCATTTGGTATTTTCTGTACATTCATTGATATTGTACCTCCTTATTCAGCAATATTTCTTATAACTTTCCACCTACCACGATAGAATTTTACGCTTAAATCGTCCATAAATTTCTCCGTTTTAGTGTTATAAATTCTGTTATCCTCAGTAATGATATAGTTCTTTGAATAATAATATTCATTAATCATCTTTACCAAATCTTCTCTAGCACCTGTTGACATAATAGTTTTAGTTTTCATTGTTATTCACCTCAATTCACGCTCCAAACATTCAAACAGATAACGCCCTTGTTATCAGCATAAACGTTATCAATGCTCGATACTTCCGCACAGTTCATATCTTCTGGAATATCTCCATAATCTCCGTCATAAACAATTTTCTCCCCAGCGTCCGACCATATTTGAATGTGTTGTGCATCAGGATCAATGAACATTTCCATAAATTCTTGTACTGTCATAACATTAACACTCCTCACTTAATTACATTTAAGCTCAATATACATTCATCAGCATAAAATGAACTTGAATGAATTTCAGCTTCCTCAATCTCAGATTTCAGCCACTCTTCTGGCAACTCTTTCCAATTATCAGAATTGCATTCCTTTTCTACATTTTCATTGATTGCATAAAGTTCAATATCAAACTTGTCATTTTCAGTGAAAACGGATAAATATTCTTGTACTGTCATAGTTAAATAACCTCCTCTTTAATGTCAACAACTCCATAAGGCTTATCATTCCTGCCCTCAAAATAGGCATCACACTCACTGATTATACAGCCCTTTTGATATGGATTAAGGTCATTCACATTCATCTTTTCTCCGTTTACATTAAATAATTCATATCTATCTTCAGTTATACCACGTCCATAAAGAGTAAATGTACCTTTAAATTCAGATAATGTACCCATAGCAAAAATCTCATCAATTTCCTTGTCAGTGAGATTATTTCTCTTCAATTCGTTCCGCAGGTATTGCGAGTCATCAATAGTAAATGTTACCTTGCGTGTATTTCCGTATTTGTCCATTGTCTTATTCCTCCTCATCGTCATCTATATGTTCGAGTTCATCAGCGACTTTCAATAAAAAATCCTTTATACTATCGGCATCATTGATTAATACTCTTATGCTGTCAGGCACTCCTCTTTTTCCTCTTAAATCAATCCACATTTCAGCGTGTTCATCAGCGTCAAAATCATCAGCCATTTCTTTAAATGCTCTTACGAAGTCTTTAGATGTGCCGTCATAAAAAACAGTTTCAACAACATCTTCTCCAGCATCGGAATAAAATTCTACATCGTGACAAAATTCATTATTGCCAGCTTCATATTTCTCCGATAATTTAACCTCATTGTTTCCCAAAACCTTAGTAATCTTTTTGTTTAACATAATAAGACCTCCGTTAATATATTTTTCCATTGCTATACATATAAATGAATGATACTCTTTGCAAGTATCTCCCTTACTCCGAGTATATAAGAGGGGAATAATTCCCCTCAGAATGTTAAATCAATCCATTTTCTTTGAACTCTCTTATCAGTCCGTATTGTGTGCCAAGCTTTCTAAGTTTATCTTGTATTTCAGCTAATTCCGCATAGCTTATTGAGCTTTCTGACAAATCAGCTTGTAATTGTATTGCAAGTTCTCTTGTTCTTGCTTTTCCTCTTGTGTATTTATTACTATTCATATAGTCAAGCCTCCTCATCGTCAAGACCATCGTCAATAAGGTCATCAATTTCCAGCTCATAGCATAGGTCATTTAAGATCGCTTCTTGAGCAGCTACATAACGATAAACTTCACGCTTTTTAGTGTTCTTTTTATCGTTATTATATTCCCTGTCTGCCTGCTCAAGTGCTTCCGCTGTCTCATTGTACATTCTTATTATAATTCCGATCATTTCCTCTTTTGTCATGGTTAATTCCTCCTTATAATTACTCATATGATACAGTTTCAAACACGTTGCCGTTTCTGCCTTTTCAATTTTCCCACCAATTCCATAACATCTTTAAACAATCATCAATGTTTGTGTTTGTGTCGCACTCCTTTTCACGTTCTTCCATTTCGATCATACTATCAATTCTTGCTTGCGCATTTCTATGCTGCCAAGATATAGGCTCATTGCCCTTGCTCCTATTTTCCTCTACGGTATATTTATGTCCTCTATATTCGTATTCCAGTTCTACAATATCGTCATTAAAATTTCTATACTCATAACGGCTCAAAAATTTTGCCTTACAGCGACTATTTCCATATTTGTCTATTGTTTTATACCTCCTTAAAACAAGTATTTTATTCATACCAAGTGTTATTCTCGGGGTATTCCTTATCTTTTAATCTTACCGGCATAAGTAACATAAGCTGACTATTATATTTATTTTCCTCAATATTCTTTAAAACTATAGGTTTCAATGCTCCGCTATGGAGCATTTTAATTCTGTCGCCCTCAAGATTTTTAATAGCATCCGTAAAGTATGTGAGATGATAGCCGCTAGTCTCAGAAATACGCAAGCCCTCAATATCAACGCTTCCATAAGGTGAGACAAGCCCATTATTCTGGATCGCAAACATATCCATAGTCTTTTTAACTCTAATCTCTTTAAAGTATTTCAAGTTTTCAAGCATATTCTTTTTCTCAAATTCAAATTCAGAGCTAAAGGTACATGGAATAGTTGCCTCCCATTGAAAATACTGTCCTTTAAGGTTCTCGCTCAAAAGCGTAAAATCTTCCGACACAAGATTAAATACTGTTATATCCTTAAACGATATAATATCACATTCACCCTTTTTGAACTGCTTTAAGATTGAAAATGTGTTATTATTTATTGTAAATTCATTTTTAAAGCTCAAGCCACTATCTTCCGTATCGGTGCTTACTGCTACCCTATAGCCATCCAGAGCTACCATTTTATTTGCCTTAAAATTAATACCTCTTAATATAGGCTTGAGATCGTCTTTTATGTATATAGCATAACTGATTGAATTATAACGCTCCATAAGCTTCTCAATGGTGTATGTGTGCTGCTCAAGAATGTTTGAATTATTTGAATTAATATTATCAATCCAAACTTTTCCAAGGTGTGCAAAAAGAGAATGTGCATCATTATCATTTACATCAGTTATTCCAGCTTTAAATGACTTTTTGCCGTCCTCAAAGTTGCATGCTTTATCACTCTCAAACGTGATAATTGTATCGCAGCCTTTGAAATATTTAAGAGCCTTTATAACTCTTTTCACGTCCTCAAGAGCAAACATGATCTTGTCATCGGCTATACAGTTTATAGTCTTGCAGCCGATAACCTCAAGATTATTTGCTGAAATTTTCATTTTTCCGTCCTCAGCCTGAATGAACGCACTCCGCAAAAGATAGTTAGATGATTTTGTGTCAATGATCTTTTCCACCTGCTCAAGTGCCGCTACAAGGTTCTTTGTGTTTGCTATAATTTTCGTGTTCATGATTTTTTACCTCCGTTTAAAATAAATGTTTTATTCGCTTTCAAGCGTGTTATATGGCACTCTCAACGACTTCATGCGGTCATCTTGAGTATATAGGGCGGTTATATAAGCCGCCCTCAGATCATAAGATTATATAGGTTTTAAGCGTTATAATATTCTATCTGCTTGTGTAATTCCTCTTGCATGATCTTTATTTGATTTTCCGTTAAATCCTTGATACTCATATTTAAAGCCGCTAACGCAGGCTCATAATCACAAGTAATACAAGCCTCATGATTGGCTAATTCATAGCTTATCATTTCTCTAAATACTTCATCATTTGACTTGATCTTGTTAAATTCGGTTTGTAAATGCTCAAAGATTTTATTTGCACGCTTTACAATTTCATTGTTCTTTACATAGCAGAAGCAAGCCGGGCAAAAGTATTTATATATTTTGTTCTTTTCCTCAAATTCCTTTTTCCACTGTTCACCAATTCCAAAGCAAGATAAATAATCAAACTGTATTATCCAGTAGTTATGCAAATAGTATGATTTTGTGGTATAATCATCATATGACTTTACAGCACTCATTAACTCGGCTTCAGTAAAGAGCTTTTTGCTCAATTCCTTGCAATAGTGATCCTTTAAAGCTGATTTTCCTTGCTCCTTAACTAAATATTTATGGTGTAGCTCGTATTCATTAGCATAGTAAATTTGCTTTTCGTTCTTGAAAACAAGTGCGGAGTAACCAAAATAACCGCCAAAATCAACAAAAAGTATGTCATGATCTTTTATGTTGATATAGTCAAGAGCTATTTCAGCAACCTCATTAAATGTTAATGACTCTATATCATTAATTGCAAGGGCTTTTGTGTTTGTCATGTTCTCCATGGTTAATTCCTCCTCAAATATGTGTCATTTTTGGTTTATCTATGTTGTATGGTGTGTTCATTTTCCTCATGCGGAAAATACCCACATATACCGCCCTTTATGGGCTGTTGTCACTAAATCATTTTAAATGTAAATTCCACATTATGAATGTGATCTGAATTATATCCACCTCCAGCAATCGCCCTCAGATCATCTCTAATGTATGATTTAATGTGATCCATGCCATAGAAATGATCGGGGTTAATGGTATATGTATCGCTGAATGTAAATATCTTGCCTGGATACCATTTAGGCACACTCTTAATATTTGGATGTTTCTCATCCATGGTGTACTTGATTTGCGCAAAGATCTTAATTTTGCTACTCATAATAATTGACCTCCTTAAAGTTTTAAAGTTGTTATAAAGTGTAAATAATGGTTATGGTATCCGCTCCACCTCATGCGGTTTCGTGGATATGTAGGGGCTTGAGCCCCTTTAAGATTGTTATATCTCAATTCTGCTTAATATTTCTTGAGCCTTGCTTAGAAATTCCACGTTGTAATCATCTACATAATAGCTAATATAAAAAGCGGTTAGCTTGTTTACAAGTTTATCATCACTCTTGATATAGTCGATCACTTCTATACGCTCAATAGAATCATCGGCATCAAGATTTTTAAATTTTCTTGTGGCTTCTATAAGATCATCTTTAGAAATTTCAAGAGCATCCGCAAATTCCAGAACTGAATCAAAGTAATCATAAATGCTCATATAATGCGGTTCGTCACTGTAGATTGTAACGTGATCGTCATTGATCCATGAATGACCGCCCACATTTATAAACGTTTCAAGGCGTCCTATTTTTGCATCTGCATCATAGTAAAAATATACGTCCGTTTGGTATGGGTTCAAGTCGATCTCAAATTTCCGCAAGATCACCGCAAGTTCAGATACAAGATCATTGATATTGATGATATCCTCATCGGTGATATAGGGCTTAATTGTACTCATTTTTATACACTCCTTTTAATTTAATGTTATATTATGTATGGTATCCCTTTAGGCTCATGCGCCTTTATGGGATATATAGGGCGTATAAACGCCCCTTTGAAGTTGTTCATTCCCATATTTTATTAATTCTAATGCTGCCGTCACCGCTTTTATAATGATTAATTATTATAAAATAATGTCCTGCATTACAATACGTTTCAGAACTTCTCCAATAATTTTCATCATCATGGGTGTATTTGTCAAAACACAATACTTGTTTTCTTGACAATGAAATTGTAATATCATTCGTTTCATAGTAGTTTCTTGTATCTACATATTTTTCAACGGGATTTTTATACATTTCATCAATAACATCTGTAAACCATTTGTTTTTAGTTTTCGGAAATTGTGCGGCAAAACATCGTAAACTTGCAATACGCAACTTTTGTTCAGCTTCTTGCATCTTTTGGTAAATACGCTCATTTTCCTTGTCATTCTCGATCTCCTCATCGTACAAATTAATAAACTTTCGATATTCCTCTTGTATTGTGTTGTGTTCATCTGTTAATCGCTCTCTTTTCTCTCGATTGTATCTGAAATTGCAAATAGTATCAAATAACAGATCCATTTTTACACCCTCCTTAAATTTTATTAATTTTGTTAAAATAGCTTTTAAGCTATGGAATAGGGCTTTTATAGTGACGCCCTTTAGAACACTTGACTTTTTATTTCTTTTGTGTTATCCTAAAAATATGGTTGATTAAATTCAGATCATTGCACTGGATTCAATCGTATAGCGGTTAAAATAACCGCTAAAAGTTTAGGTAAACTATTAGCAAGATCCCTTTTTTTATATCCCAGAAATTCGGAAAACTGGATTAAAAACATTTTGAGCCTATCGTTTTTAAGATTTTCACCGCCTACATTTGACGTTGTTCAATTCGGTTTTAGCCGGTTCGCACGGTGAAATATTTGATTTTCAAGATACGCAAAGACTAACTGTCGCATGACCTTGCAAAGGTCAACCAGATTTTTTTGTTGTGCGGTTGTCAACTCTTTTCATTTTAGATTTCCGCTTTTTAGTGCTAGCGGTAAACTTATTTGTATCAGGTAAAGGGTTTTGCTTTTTGGTTTTTGGTTTATTCCCTTCCCTTACTGTATCTATAGTATAACATATATACGTACGTAATACAATATATATTATGTACGTAATATATGAACTTTTTATGAAACGTCTTGTTAAAATGTACAAATGCAAGACAATAAAATAAGGCATAATGCACAAAATAAACAATGAGGTATTAATATATTATGAACGAAAACAATATAAAACATAACGAATATATGAGAGAATATAGAAAACGTAAAACGTTTAAACAATTAAAAGTCGATATTAAGCCTGATGATTATTTGATAATTGATGAACATTGCCAAAAATCAAATATTAGCAAAGCTAAATTTATTGTAAAATGCTGTAAATACTGTATAAATCACGATATTAATTTTGACGACTAACTAAACTACAATATATAGCGGTTAATACAGTATTTATTGCTTACGATACACTATATATTGTATGCTTATATTTTGAGCTATAAGGCTGCTAACAAGCGTTATATACTGTTGTGTGCATGGGTTGTATAGTTATACTTGATAGCCGTTAGAATGGATTTTAGAGCATACAATATATAGTGGTATTATAGTGTGTTGTGTGTGTGTGTACTATATATTGTGGTTAATGACTGATGTATTGTGTGTATATGGATATATATTGATTAGTTAGTAAATAGAATAACTGTAAAATAATGTATTTATAGCGTGAGCCTGCAAAGAGATCTTGACGTGTACATGTTTGTATGTATATATGTATGTGTACAAATATTTGTACTGTTGTAAACGTTGAATAGCGTGAAATATGTGTACAATTTTTTGGACTTATAAGGACCTTTGAATGGTCCTTTGCCAATGCTAGTTAATGACAATTAGTCAATTTGCATAACTTTAAAGGCTAATTTTGTACAAATCGCTAGTTTAAAATAGGGATTGAGTATTAAAACTTAGGCGTGTTTTAGTGAGTGTTTACCACTTTGACGGTAAATAAGGGGTGAAATAGGGAATTGATAGGTTAAAATATTAATATAGAATGTTCAAATTTTAAAGATGACGATTAAGGGCGTTCGGTATATCGAATAATAACCACCGATAAATATATTTGATAAAAATCAAATAATGACAATGAGCAAATGTACAAAAAAGTTATTTATTGACTTAATTAATGATTGATAAAAATCAAATATTATAAAGTAAGTTGAGCTTGCATGGAGTCGGCAGAAATTATATTAACATTCTATGAATTATGATACAATTATTTATATATGTGATTTTGGCAAAAAAACATATAAAGCACGCAAATAGGCGGTTTTATGGATATGTTAAGATACTTAATCAAATAGCTATAGAGGGGGTGGCTTTACATTTATGGGAACATATGGAAACGAGATTATCCCCTTAGTAGTTCCACTCTATCCACACGCCCCAAAACCAAATCCAAAATCAAAATAGCATTTTTTAAAATTTCTGCACATTCTCCCACTATCCCATCAAAACACTCAATTTTCATTCGGTAACACGTTCGAGTAAACTTCGTATCTACGCCATTTTTTCAACTTTTCCAAACCCAAAAATATACTTAAATACACCGAAACACACCAAAATTAACTTGTAAACATTATTTCTATACCATAAGAAAACAACCTATCACTCCCAAAAAATACACTCCATTAAAGACTATAATAGGTCTTATTTTTTTGTCCTAAAATGGCTATAAATCTAGTTTTACACTTAAACAATCACTCATTTAAAATTCAATTTTAATTCACTGTCAACTTATTAAATTACACTTCAGAAATAATATACTATCACCGAAACATCTCAAAACAATAAAAAACCATCAAAAAAATCATTTATAAAACTCATAAAATAACCTATTGTAAAAACGAAAAAACGTTTTTACGCCTTGATTTACAAGCAAAAACAACGAATATGCTATCGTAATTTTACCGAACGCTCCGAAATAAAATGCTTAGACGAAAACAAAATGTTTAAGTAGTTGCCAGACAACTCATGCAAACAATAATCTTTCAACTGAAAAAATATCTGTGAAGATTAGCGTGACCGTAGGGAACGATAATCAAACAGGGAAGTTATATACGAGCGTAGCGAGAATATAACTGACTAGCTGTGCGCAGCACAATAATAAATACAAAGCTTCTTCAATAACATAATGTCAGCTTATTATCATTATCGGTCATTATCGCTTTATTACTTAATAGATATAATCACCTTAATAGATGTAATTACAATGATCTTCATTTTATGTTAATTAATTTCATGTCAACTATTTAATGTTCTGTCCTACATTATTTAATTTTTAATTTCACTTTTCCTGAACCTCTCTTATTTTCTGATTTTTAAATTTTATTTCATTTGTCTTGGCTTATGTTCTCTAAAAATGTAATTGACTTAATTATCCTAACACAATAACAAATTAACATAAAAGTTACATATTTATGTTCAACTTGCTATTGACACATCTCAAAAGTAGTAGTATAATAGCCATAGAATCTCAAAAGTAGTATAGTAAAATTACAATATTAATATATCATATTGATTATTAGTTGTCAACAAGAAATTTATTCCTGTAAACAATTAGTATTTAAAAGAAAAACCTACACGCTTTAGCGGGTAGGAAGGATTCTCTTATTACTAAGTTATCTAGTATTATTCTACTCTACACTTTAGGGGGTACTTAGAGTATAATGATTGCAAATTTTTTTACACTTTATATCCTTTCAAAGTATAAAGATTGCAAAAGTAAAATTAACAGCAAAAAGAGGTGAAAAATCATAGCTCAAAATTATTTTGTGAAAATACCCAAGAAATACATATATGTTGACTCGGCAGACGGTTTTCAAATTTTATTATATCGCTGTCTTAGTTACCTATACAACACTAGAACAGAAACAGTTAGTACATCTATAAATGAAATTTTAGAATTGTGCCATTACTCACTTCGTAGTAAGGGTGACAAAAATATTGCCCATAAGGTCAAAAAATCTATATCAACTTTTGTTTCTAAATCAAATTTGATATGGGACAACAAACATGATTATCGGTCATCAGATAGCATCAATGCAAACGCTCATTTAAGATTTAAGGTCAACAAAGCGGTATTTGACCCTCCAGACAACTTTGTAATATTGTATGACACAGAATGGGACAAACTAATGTCTATTTCAAATAGGCTGTCTAAGTCAATACTTCTTCGTGTTTACTTATACATAAAGTCATGGAACTTTCAGAATACAGAAATTATAACAGAGAGCGTTTGCGGTTGTTACAAGAAAGAAACGATAATGGCAGAAGAATTGCATATGTCGGTTAGACAGCTAGATAACTATTTAAAGGCATTATGTGACAATGGACTAATAATCAAACACATTACAGGCTCTTATAAAAAAAATGGTAAGGTCTACAATGCTCCTAACGTTTATGTACTTGGCTCAGACCTGAACGCACAACAACATATTCAAGAAGCTGTCGATAGACTAAAGTATGCCTATAAGGTAGGTGAATTTCTACCAATGACACATAAGAACAAGAAAATTAGAAAGGGTTGATAAACGTGATAGATAATAAGATTATAGTATTTGAAAACGAGGACTTTGGAGAACTTAGAACGGTTGAGATTGACGGAGAAGTTTGGTTTGTAGGCAAGGACGTGGCAATGATATTGGGTTATGGAAATGGAAAAGTTAAAAGTAAGGCTTTAGCTAACGCTATAAAAGATCATGTAGATTTTGAAGATAAAAGGTTCTTAAACTATGATGAACTTAAAGCGTACCAAAATGGTGACCTTAAAAATATTAGCCACTATGGAATGACAATTATAAATGAAAGCGGTCTATATTCTCTTGTATTTGGAAGCAAATTGTCAACCGCAAAAAATTTTAAACATTGGGTAACTTCTGAGGTTCTTCCTTCACTTCGTAAAACTGGTACATATAATACGCAGGCTTTTGAAGAATTAAAAGCAGAGGTAATAAATCTCAAAGAAGAATTAGAGAAAAACAAATTACCCAAGAAAACATATAGTCCATGGTTTAGTCGTATGCACCCTAAATACAAATTAATAGAAGATAGTCTTGGTATTACTAGGGGTGCATTGTATAGAGAAATTCTTAAAGAGCTTGCTAACAGATACGGACTTGATACATACCAGATAGAACAAGACTATTTGTATGAAAATTGTTTGGATAAATGTTATCCTCTTGACCCATATCAGTGTGTTCCGCAATATCGCAATATGATAGAAGATATTATTAATGAGTATTTAATCAGTAACAGTTTAGCTGATAAAAACGATATTATTGCAACTAAGAAATATAAGACAATTTTTTCAAAAACTAATTTTAAGATTGATTTTAATGAGTCCCATCTTAATACAGAGGACGGTGATAATAATGAGTAGAAATCGCAAAACAACTTCTTTACAAGAATTATTTCCTGAAGATTATACATACGAGGCTCAGGACAAGCCCTTGGACGATAATGAAGAATATTTGAGGTTTCGCAGTGAGTATTGGACTATGCTTGCGGAAACTGACGATACATACAAAGAAGATTATATGTAAGATAAAATAAAGGAGACAACAAAATGAACAATTTGAAACTTGTAGAAACAGACGTATTTAATGAAATCGCAACTTGTGACTTTTGGGGTAACATTAATAATGAGTATCTTGTCACAAGAGAACAGATTGGTAGGGCATTGGGTTATAAAAATCCAAGTGAAGCAATTAAAAAGATTCACATGAAACATAGAGATAGACTTGATAATTATAGTTGTTTAATTAAAAGTGACTTTAGTCGAGGGGTGCGTTCTGGGGCTATCGACTCTAATGGTGCAATTCAGGACAGAATGTTTTATAACCGCAAAGGCATTATGGAGATTTGCCGTTGGTCTAGACAACCATTAGCAGATAAGTTCATGGATTGGTGTTGGGAGATTATGGATAGGCTTATCTCCAATAGCTTGAATACCGTAACATTATCAAGAGAAGAATATTCTATGATTGTTAATGCTGCCAATGAAGTGGGTCAGCTTAATAAAGTTAATGAACAGCTTACACGTCAGTTGCAAATCATTTCTGCACAGAATACTACAATGCAGGATAAGCTTTCTCGTATATGGCAGAAAATAATGCTTATTGTTCCACCGGTACATTATTCTTCTTGGAAAAACAAGATGTCTCAGAAAATTGTTTCGCTTGCAAAGATCTTAGGTTATACAAATGATGATGATAGAAAATCTATTTATGGCGATATTTACAACATGATGAAATCAGGCTATGATATTGACCTCGACTCTTACAAAGAAAATTATTTGTTATCGCAAACAGATTGTAAAAACGTAGCAATGATAGATGTTATTGATAGCGATACAGTTCTTAGAGATATTTTCGAGGAAATCGTTGACCGATACATACAAATAAAATCAGGAATGGAGGTAATTAACAATGCCTAAACTAACAAAACTTACAGGCAGTGAGTATACCAATGGCGTACTCGCAGAAGCTAAAAGAATAAACAACAACGAGACAATCCGTAAACAACCGCCTACAGAACAGCAAGTTAGATTGTGTCTTAGAGTGCTGAGAGATTTTCACATACATATAAACAAGGATAATATTCCTAGATTTAACAGCGTTCAGGAGCTAGAACTTTGGCAAAAGAAAATGATACACGATAAATTATATGACAGCAACTAAAATGGAAAGGTAGATTAAAATGACAGAAAACAACAAAACTATGGTAACAGTATTCGAGAGCAAAGATTTTGGCAAGGTAAGAACGGTAGATATTGATAACAAGATTTACTTTTGCGGCTCTGACGTGGCAAAGGCGTTGGGGTATGCAAGACCAGCGGACGCAATAACATCTCATTGTAAGGGGGTCTGCGTTTTACCGACCCCTTCGGCTGGAGGTGTGCAGAAAACAAAATTCATCTCAGAGGGTGATGTTTATCGTCTTATAGCACATAGTAAACTCCCTTCCGCAGAACGCTTTGAGAGTTGGATATTTGACGAGGTACTTCCAACCATACATAGAACAGGCAGTTATATTATGAAAGGCTCGGAAAAGGACAATGAATTAAAACTATTACAAGCTACGGTTACTCAGCTTCAGAATATGTTACTTGCATTATCGGCTAAAAAAATACCAAATGCAAAAGCTCTAAATATATGGAAGAAACAAATTAGCACTCCGCTTATAGTGAAGTTACAGGATAATGCTTTACAAACTACAGGTGAGGTTGTTGAGTTTGCAGATATGTTGCATAGAGTTTATACTCAGATGACTTCAATGTTTGGTTTCTGTACTGCTACGGCTCTTAGTGAATTTACAGACAAGTATAACTGTGATTGCACTACAACACAACCTAGTATTATAAATGCTATTGCGGATAATCATGTATATCAGGCTTGGTTTACTCAGGCTTGTAATCAGCTTATGATTTGTGTAGGTAATGGGGATAGGTTTACATCTGACGATGGTTGTATTTATAATGCTACACAGTTTACTTCAGAGGACAGCTTTGATTTTATTGTTCACACATTGGCAGAGATTATGAAAGATAGATCGGCACACTACGCACACACACTGTCTATAATTTACAAGAAAATAAATAGTGCAAGAGGTTGGCATAATCAAATGACTAGGAAGAAGGCTAAGACTAAGAAAGATGTAATATTATCTGATAGAAAACAGTTTACTAAATTTGTGTTAGCTAGCAACGAAATTATAAAGGAATTGAGAAGGAGTTAAATTTATGAGAACATATACGGTAACAAGTAAAGTAACCGCAGAGGAACGTGAGGTTACAATTAACATTTCATGCGAGAATGGCGAGTGGGTCGCTAATTTGTATACTTGTATTGAGAAGTATGCCAACAAATGCAAAAAGCAAGGTTGGAAACAGATTGATGAAACAAGACACACTGACGGTACGTTTATCGGAGCTACATTTATTGCTCCTGCCAAAGCCATTAGTATTAGAAACGCTCACCCAACTAAAAGAGTTATCTCAGAAGAACATAAACAAAAGCTTTTAGCTGCGAGAAATAAAGATTAGTTAAAATTGTACATTAATTGTGTTAATTTTACAGCTAAATTGTTTTGAGTATAATTTTACTTGTAAAGTATTACTCTTTAAAATTTAACACAATTAATGTATGTTCCTGACGGTAGAACGTAGATTATGATAGATATAAAGATAGGAGATATAAATGCTTACGGCAGAAATTAATAATCAACCTATAAATTGTTATGATAATAAGTATGATAGAGATACTTTGAAAAAATGGGCGGACAAAGGAATTTTGCAATGTCCTGTTTGTCATGGGAAGTATGAATATTGTCATGGCAAATTGGTAAGCCCTTATTTTAGACACAAAGACAAAACTAAATGTGAGACAATTTACTCTGAACCCGAAACAGAAGAACATATTCAAGGTAAAATAGCATTATTTAATTGGATTAAGAAACAAAACGGTGTTGTCAAGGCTGTTATGGAGGGTTATATAGAAGAAACAAAACAAAGACCTGACATCATGTTTGAGTTTGGAGGACAACAGTACGTTATAGAATTTCAGTGTACGCCAATAGCAAGTGAGCAAATAGAACGCCATGAGTTGTATCAAGCTGCGAAAATTAATGACATTTGGATTGGCGGTAAGGAAAAATATTCAACTGGCAGGACACATATTGAGAATATTGCATATGCAATGTTTGACTATCAGAACAATACTTTGTCTAAAGTCAAAGATCTTTTGAACAAAAACTTGTTACCTTATAATAATTTACTGCTTTGGAATTTTAACGAAATACCTTTAGAGAATGTAATGTTTGACGGAAAATTTACTTTTGTGAATCAAACCATGGAAAAATATATTGATTTATCAATAAAAAAACACAATGCGGAATTAAAAAAGCAAGAGCAGAGACGACATATTCATAGTTTGGTAGAGGTTTGCAAAGTTATTCCAGAATGGTATGCACAAGTATGTCATCATTGTAAAATCGACATACTTGAAGGCAAATTATCTTCCCCATATTTGATTATGATGAAGTTTGCAAGCGATATTACTGCTCCTTCCACAATGTTCATCAAAGAAAATTCGATTGATGTGTGTGTAACAGAGATGTATAATCGTAGGATAAAAAATAATTCAACTCATTGCAGAAAGTGCTATTGGCAAAAAGCAACTAAATTTGTAAAAATTGAAACACTTAAATATTCGGACAATCAGCAGTTGGTTTCTGTGATTAAAGAATATTTTTCAAAGCAATTACAAAAGGCAGTAATTAATAAATATATGGGAGGAATAACAAATGGCTAAACAACAAATGTATCAGCAGTTTATTTTTAAGTTGCACAGTTCAAGAATTTTAAAAGCACCTGATAAAAATTTAAAGATCTCTATACAAGAAGCTAGAGATAATAGGGAAATTATTTCTCTTGCTGACGGACAAATTTTACAAATGATTGATGAGATAAATTCATTAGATAGAAAATTTACCGCAGATAGGATAAAGGAAATTAAGAGAGAAATAAAGCTTTTGAAAAAGCAGTCAAAGTCGAGAAATACGAGTGTACAAATTAAGAAATGTTATCAGGACTTAGATAACATTCAATGTAAACTTGACTATGTTGCGATTATAATGAATAATAAGGAAGATATTTTTAAGCTGAGTTACGGATTTAGAATAAACGGAACGTACTATAATAGACTTATAGGCACAACAAATGGTATAAAAAAGAACACAGTTATTTATGCTGCCGCAAAGAACTCACAGCATATAAAATTATGTGAGGAATTAACAAGACGCATGAATAATGGAAGAAACTTAAACAAAGAGCTTGTGCCTGCTAAGTTTGAAGCTTATAAAGCATTAACTTGTTCAGCTTCTGTGCCTGTGACACATCCGAAAGATATTCTTGTGGTAGATGATTTGATTGTAACTTGTAAAGAAAAGGTTATAAAAATAACAGATGAATTTGATGGAGAGCCTGTATTAACTGAGCCTGACAATCCTGAAATTATAGAAGTAAATGACAGTGACGGTTATGGTTTAATAACGCCCACATTGTCGGAGACATGGGCTAAGGATGTTCTTGAGGACTATATACCTAGTGGGTATTGCATAAGAAATAGCTTTTGTAAGGGTATGGTGTTCACGTTTGACTTTCATAAATTTGCCTATGAATATGGTACATTCAATGAAAATGGTGATTGTATTGTTATTGATGTATGGGGAAATAAACATAATATAAAGAATGTAGACTTAATACTTACAACTTCGATGTTAAAATTGTGGGATAGTTATGACAGTATTGATTCATATTTGGAAAATTGTAAGAAAAACGGATATGGCTTTAGAGTAACAAAAGTGTGTCCCGAAAAACTTGAAAATGAACGCAATATGAATTATCAATTTCTGCAAAGCTATGAATTAACAGATGAGGAAATTCAAGAATTGATAGCCCCTACGGTTAATGAAATAAAAGATGTAATTCACGGAGATATTGATAAGACTATATTGTTTTTAAATGGGGCTACTTCAGATGAGGATTTTAGCTTAAACGAGATTGACAATGTTACCAAGTCAGTTATGATAGAACCAAGCATGGCAAATGACCCATTTGTTATAAATCGTATTAATTATATGATTAAGAAAAAAATTACACAGGCTAAAATTGGTGTGCTTAAAGTGCATGGTAATTATGCTGTTATTTCAGGCGATCCATTTGCCTTATGTCAAAAAATATTTGGAGTAAATGTTGAGAATAATGACTATGGATTACTTAAAGCTGGACAAATGTATTCAAAATATTGGTCTGACTATGGGTCTGATAGGGTTGTTTGCTTCAGAGCGCCAATGAGCTGTCATAATAATATTAGGGTTATGAACATCACAGATAATAAAATGATGTCAGAGTGGTATAAATACATGGCAACTGTTAATATTGTCAACTGTCATGACAGTATGGCAGCAGCGTTGAACGGCTTTGATAAGGATTCTGATGCTTTGATTACAACAGATAATCCGATATTGCTCAAAAACACAAGACCAACTAAGACAATTATGTGTGCTCAAAAAAAGGCAAATAAAGAAATTATTTGTGAGTCCAATTTAATGCAGGCTAATTATAACAGCTTTGGTGAAGAAATTGGTAAAATCACAAATAGAATAACTGCAATGTATGATGTTCAAGCAAAATATCCAAAAGAAAGTAGGGAACATAAAATACTCGATTATCGTATTATGTGCGGTCAGCTTCTCCAACAGAATTTTTATCTAAAAGTTCGCTTGTACGGTAACGTGCTTGAAAAATAATTCATTGAATTGCTGGAAAATCCTAAAGTCTAATATACTACAACGCAAGGTTGAAATACCTAAACGTGAAAGTGACGAAAGTAGAAAAAAATGTTAGAATGACACAAGGTTAAATCCTAAATGTTTTATAATGGATAATCAGCAGCCAAGCTCCGAATAGGAGAAGGTTCAGAGACTAAGTGCTTTACAAGCGATTGGTAAAGCCAGTGGTGAACTCCCAAGCGGAAGAAGATATAGTCCGAACTCTATTGAAAGATAGAGGGTGTGTTACACACCAGCGTTGAGTAGCGTCAATATTGTCTGTTATACATAAAGAAAAAACAAAGAATAAGGAGGTGTTTATTGTTGGATTTAACAGGGATGAAATTCGGGAGATTAACTGTTTTATCTTCTGCACAATTTCAAGCAAGTAAAAAGAAAATGTGGAATTGTAAGTGTGAGTGTGGTAATTATGTCACTGTTAGAGGAACATCTTTAACAGGAGGCATAACAAAATCCTGTGGCTGCTTGCAAAAAGAATTAGCCTCAAAAAAACATAGTAAGCATAATGGCTATGGCACAAGACTTTACGCTATATGGGACAGTATGAGACAAAGATGTAATAACAAGAACTGTCGGGCTTATCATAATTATGGTGGCAGAGGAATTAAAATATGTGATGAATGGGATGACTTTGCTAATTTTAAAGAGTGGGCAATAATTTCAGGTTATGATAATACTGCAAAGAGAGGTACTTGTACCTTAGATAGAATAAATGTAAATGGAAATTATTCCCCTGAAAATTGCAGATGGAATACGATGAAAGAGCAATCAAATAACAGAAGAAATACGATATATATGACAGTAAATGATGAAACACATTCATTGTCAGAATGGGCTTCGATAACAGGTATTAAGTATGATACCTTGTGGAAAAGGTATAAAAAATACGGATGGAGTCCTGAGCGAGTTGTTTCATAAATAAAATATAACAGACAAAAGCTAAACATAATTGGCAATAGATAAAGCAAAAGGTATTATATCCAAGCCTATGCCTGAGGCGTGGTACAACAGATTTGCATTAAACTACAATGATAATGATAGTGACGAGGAAAGAGTCGCAAAGGAATTTAACAAAACAATCATTGCTGACAAGAAACCATATTTTATGTGTTACATATATCCGCAGGAAATGTCAAAATATAAAAATTATATTGAAAATAATAATGCTCAATGTATAAATTTATTTGGCATGACGATTTCTGAATTAGAGGTTCTTAAAGATAAAACGGAAGATCAACTAAAGTATTTGGATTGGTATTACAAAAAAATGCCTGTCAGTGTTAATGATTGTACCATGAATCGTATTTGTAGGGCTGTTGAGTTGGCTTTTGAAAATTATAACACGGAAGTTAAATCGTCAGCTAGATTTGATTATAAAGTTATGCAATGCAGGCAAAATGATAAATACTCTGACTATCCAAAATTAAAAAAAATGTATGAGAATTATACAAGGGATATAACTCAATACATGGTATTGTCTAAGAAACAACGTTTCGATAAAGAACAAATTGATAATGACAAGATGATAATGACAGAAAATTATCGTAAGCTATGTTCTGAGATTTGCACAGATGAATTTGTGTTGTGTGATATATTGCTTGATATATGCTATAAAACAGAGAAATCTAAGAAATTTGTATGGGATATTTGTGGTGACACTATTATTGAAAATCTTTTAAGATTAAATGATTGGCAGATGTCTTATTATGTACCCGATGAAACTGGAGATATTGAGTATGGTGGAACAAAATATAGAAAAGCCGTAAGAAAGATTGGTGTGTAAATGGATATATTTTTAAACGAAATTGCTGAGGCAGAAAAAATAATTGAAAGTAAAGATTTAGGTGTAAAACCGTCACAATCATTGTTTTTGTTGGCTAAATATTACCGATATGTAATGAAGTATAAAAAATCTAAAATAATTACTGCACTAACTGATTTTATCAAATCAACAGGTATAAATTACAGACCTTCTGATTGGGAGAAAAGCGTTGAAAGACAAGTTAACAGAACACGTAATAATCCACCAATTAATATTGAGTACATTGGCATAACACAAAAGGAACTTGAAGATATAGCAAGGCTTAAAAGCCCACCAGTTGAGAGAATAGCTTTTACGGCATTGTGCCTTGCTAAATATAGAAATATTCTTTGTGCAAGAAATAATAATTGGATTTGTACTAGCCACAAAATGCTGTTTTCTCTATCTAGTGTGAATAAAACTAGATATGAAAAAGAAATGATGATACATAAGTTAGTTAAAGCAGGAATGTTACAGCCAGCATTGGCTGTCGGAAATACAAATCTTCAAGTAAAGTTTATTGATGATAGTTCTCTAATAGTGCTAAAAATTACCGACATGAGAGAACTCGGTAAAGAATATATGCTGTATAGAGGTAAAAAATACGCACGTTGCGAAAATTGTAGAAGGCTATTTTATAAGAGATCAAATAGTCAGTTGTACTGTAAAAATTGCAAAGGTTATCAAAAAATCAAAACCAAGGTCTTAACCTGCTGTGATTGCGGTAAGGAGTTTGTGGTTGATAGCAAAGCAAATAATAAGCAAAGATGTGATAAATGTCAACATATCAAACAACTTGAATATCAAAGAAAATCAATGGCTAAAGCCAGAAATATAATGTGAAGTAGTCAATTTTAAATAGAAAATAGTCAAACACCTCGTAAACCCTTTATTATTGGGCTTTTGCGAGGTGTTTTTATTTTATGGTGTTATTTCTTATTATGGATATAGATAATAAATATACTTATCCATAATATATTATAGCACGCACAAAGTCAACATTCAATAGGCATTGTGTACAAAATTAAAATTGAAAAGGTGGTTATTTTACACATGATTTTCGTCACAAAGGACGAGGCGGATTATCTTCGTCAGAACATTAAGAACGTTAAGATTTTCAAAACGTGCCGTCTGAAAAACAATGGCTCTAATCGTGGTAAGAGATACGCAGAGGAAACATCTGCGGTTGTTAATCTGCTTGCCAAGTACAGAGCTGATTAAAAAATATCTTACAGCACGTCTGTAAGGGTGGGCATATCCCACTAACTTATTTAGAAAAGGAATTTATTTTTTATGACAGTAACAGAAGAACTTCCAATTTCCATTGTAGATAATTTGGATAAGAGAAAGTACCCTACACCTGAAGAGTACAACTATTGGAAATCAAGAGAAAACAGAACATTTTTCATTGATTACGAGGTAGATGAGTTTTATAACCTCATTGAATTAAGCAAAGTTATTATTCAGATGAACATGGAAGAAAGAGAAATTAAAAATCCAAAGCCAATCTTTATTTTCATTCATAGTTATGGTGGAGATATAGAACAGGCAAATTATTTTTGTGACCTGATACAGAGTAGTCATATTCCTATCGTTACTATTGGAATGGGTGTTGCTATGAGTGCAGGCTTTCTTATTTTTCTTGCTGGCAAGCGTAGATATGCGTTTGAACATTGCCAAATGCTCGTTCATCAAGGCTCTGCTGCTTTTCAGGGTAGTGCTGCTGAAATTGAGGAAGCTCAGAAAAATTATAAGAAACAGCTTGAGGGCATGAAGTCATATATCCTCGCAAGGACGGACATTGATGAAAAGACTTTTAATAAAAATAGAAATAAAGATTGGTATTTATCTCGTGATGAACTTGTAAAGTACAAGGTGGTCGATAAGATCGTTACATCGTTTGATGAAATTAATTAGGCGGTGTTATCATGGGCAAGAAAAATAATAATACAATAACCTCGTATGATAACTCACCTGAAAAAATTGACGGTGATCTGTTTTATAGTCTACAATTAGATAAAGAACAAGAAGAATTTGCTAATGCAATTTGGAACAAGGATAATGATATTATTTTCTGTAACTCCAAAAGTGGAAGTGGCAAAACTACCATTGCCGTTGGTATAGCAAATTTACTTGTACAGTATCAAATGTTCTCAAAGATTATTTATATTGTTTCGCCTTGTGTAGAAGGTAGGTTGGGCTTTCTACCTGGCGATGTAACTTCAAAGAGTGAAGTTTACTATGAACCACTCTATAATGCACTACAGACACTTGGCATAAACCCATTTACGGCTGTATGTACAAATAGTCTTGTTTCTGAGAAGTATGAAGAAGGTTATATCAAACCTCTTACGGACGTTTACCTTAGAGGCGTCAACTTTAAGGATGCAGTTATTATAATTGACGAGTCTCAGAACGCAACTTTTGACAATCTTAAAAAGACTTTAACAAGAATAGGTGAAAACTGCAAGACAATTTGCATAGGGCATACAGGACAAATTGATTTACCTAATCATAAGGCAAGTGGATTTGAGAAATATCTAAATCATTTTTCAGGAAAAGAACATTGTCAGATTTGCGAGTTACATACTAACCATAGAGGTTGGGTATCAACTTGGGCTGACGAATTGGAGGATTAAGCAAATGGCTAAAATAACAAAAAAGAACGTTCTGTCGGTACAGGGCATTGTAAACATAGAGAACGGAAAAATAACATTTAGCGTTGAAGATATTGAGGGTGAAATTGCCCTTGCGGAACTTATGTCAGATTTCAACGGTCAGGAAGTAAAGTTGTCTGTAAACCAGACAGACGAAATTGCATAATGGGAGGAATTTAAAATTTCTACATACAAAAGATTTGAAGGTGAGTCTGATGACGAGCTTATATTTAGAGTGTGCAAAGACAAAGAAAAAATAGGCACTTGGAATGATGTTAGGGATATCTTAAATGAATTACTTAATGCTGATTTTGGCGAGTCAACTTATCGTAAGAAATTTCAATGCTTCGAGAAAATGTTCAATGCAAATCAGAAAACTTTTGCAGACACAGAAAACACCCTTAATGAAATTCAAGACCAAATTCGTGAATTAAAGAAAGAGCGATACAAACTTCAAACGGAGAAGTTGGAGAATAATAGGTGGCTTAGAGAAAATGCACGAGATGAATTGATAACTGAAAAAATAGTCAATGCAATTTCTGATATAGAACCTATCATAGTTCCTGATTATTTATCTGGAGAAAGTAATAGCAAATCTGCGATATTGGCATTTACTGATTGTCACTTTGGTATAGAGTTTTGCATAAAAGATCTATTTGGCAATGTAATAAACGAATATTCTCCAGAGATATTTGAACGCAGAATGTGGAGTATGCTCGAAAAAGTTGTTGACATCATTGCCAAAGAGGATTTGGCAGAAATTGATGTTTGGGAACTTGGTGACAGCATATCAGGACTTCTCAGATTAAATTCTCAACTGATGCACCTTAGATATGGTGTCATAGATTCGGCAATAAAGTATGCTGAATTTCTTGCCAATTGGCTCAATGATCTTTCGCAATATGTGAGAGTAAATTTCCAAATGGTTAAGGACAGTAATCATTCACAACTTAGACTTCTCGGACAGCCTAAGAATAGTTTTCCTGATGAAAACATGGCAAAGGTGATTATTGCTTTCATAAGGGAAAGACTTAAATATAATCGAAATGTAAACATAATTGAGAATGAAACAGGCTTTTGTTTTAGCGATGTTGAGGGTTATAACGTGCTTGGTTGTCATGGTGAAGTAAAGGATTTACAGAACTGCACAAGTTCTTTTTCAAGAGCGTACAATACAAATATTGATTACGTTTTGGCAGGTCATGTGCATCACCAAACCTCAAAGGAAAATGCAAAACATTCAGAGGTGCTTACAATACGTTCTATGGTAGGTACTGATGACTATGCTATGTCTTTAGGCAAGACTTCTGACACGGGTGCAAGCCTGTTTATATTTGATAATGAATTTGGCAAGATTGCCAACTATGATATAAAAGTAAAGTAGGTGAATACTATGATGATTAAAAAGAGTTATAACGATTTTGATACTTTCATGCAGGATATTATTGATGTTTATCTCGAAAATGAGGGCTTTAGTGTTTTATGTGATTACAAGTTGGCTTGTAAGATTGTCAAGAAATTTTTATCATTTGACGATAAAACTAAAATTAATTCTATTTCTCTTGATCCGCCTGAGTGGAACGGATATGGTGGCGAATTTGTTGTTTCAACTTTTGAAAACGAGTTGTTCTGTGAAAGAGCAAGACGTGACGATAAGCCAATAATTGTTGGTGATGAGAATATTGTTTTCGTTCAGCGAGATTTTGTCGGCAAGGATTTTACTGAAGAAGATTATGTTCCAAAGCTTTATTTTGGTTTTACAATTAGTGAATAATTTGTAGTTAAATACAACTCCTTTTATTATATTTTGCAGGATAGCAAGCGTTATCCTGCATATTGTCGGATAGCTCAATCGGTAGAGCAATGCACTGTTAATGCGGAGGTTGTGAGTTCGAGTCTCACTCTGACAGCCAAAACAGAACTCAACACGCCTCTTAAAAATGCGTACCACGTTGAGTCTTTTAAATGAAAAATCTGACGAGATTTTTGCACGGATAGTTGACAAAGTTTTGTTGACTATCCTTAGTTTTAATTACAAAGTAATTCAACCTCACGCACCTCTTAACAATGTGTCCCAGTGAGGGGTATTTTAATGCCGTATAAATGTACAAGAGGGCTAACTTGTAAAAAGGTGGTCGGTGAGGTTTGTTGTTTCCAAAAGACGATTAAAGACAGAAAAACAGCGAGCTATGGAGTTATGGTTTTGAGAATTTTGTATTACTCCAAAAACAAAATTCAAGCCCTTATGGGCGAAATAAAGAAGATTAAGTGTGAGGGCAACACTCTAAAGAAATCCCATTTGAAGAATAAGTGCTAAAAGCAGCACTCTAAAGAAAGCTTGAGATGAGAAGAAAGGAGAGGTTAAATGGCTAAGAAAAGCAAACGTATTCAAGTACATGATGATGAAATACTTTCAAAAATCAATTCTGAAACAATGAAACTATGGAACAAATATAAAATTGATATGTCACTTAGAGAACTCTCCGAAAAGACTATCGCAGGCTATCAAAATGATTTAGAGTCTTGGTGGATATACATATACAAAAATCAGGGCAATCAAAGTATTATTGACTTAACGGAAGATGATGTAACTGAATTTTTATATTTTTGTAAAACTGAGGGTAATAATTCAAGACGTATGAAAAGGCGTATGGCTTCAATTTCGGCTTTTTATAAATTTCTGCGTAAGAAGAAGTTAATTACAGAAAACCCAATGGAATTTATGGATAGACCTAAGAAAGATACAGATGTTATTACTCAGACGTTTTTAACTGTTGAACAGGTACAGGAATTAAGAATTACCTTACAAAACTTAGTAGAAAACGCTGACACGCATCATAAGAAACATAGGGCTTTACAATATCAGTGTTATGCTCTATTTTCATTGTCTACAATGGCTAGAGTTAATGCGGTTGCGAATACTAAGTGGGAACAAATTGATTTTGACAATAGGGTTGTCAATGATGTAGTTGAAAAAGAAGGCTATGTTGTAACTCTTTATTTTTCGGAAGAAGTTAAGGAACTGCTGTTAGGTTTACTTGAGTACCGCAAGACAAATAATATTATTGACAATGGCTATGTTTTTGTTTCTTACACAGACGGAAAGTTTGATAAGGTAACTAATGGCACATTAAATTCTTGGTGTCATATTATTGGTGAAATGATTAATGTTCCAACGTTACACGCTCATGATTTTCGTCATTCTGGAGCTACGCTATATAAAAACGCAGGTATGTCACTAGAAGATGTTTCGGCATTGCTCAACCATAGTGGAACTGACGTGACAAGAAAATTTTATATTAGGGTTGATAAAAAGAAAATTAGTCAGAATAAGGATAAATTTGATTTTTGAGCGATTAAGCACTCATAGGGCTATAAAAGGGTGCTTTTATTACACAAATATAGAGAGGAAAATAATTATGGACGGAAAAGCAATAGAAATTGTAAGAGATTATATTGGAGAACATCTTGACAAATCAGATACAAAGCCTGATTTTGAAGTTTACACAGTATGGAAGTGCAAGGCATTGCAGAACTGGAAATACTTGCTTTCAAGCACTCTTTTTGACGGTATGTATTATGAATTAACATACAATGGCGACAAAAAAGAGTGGTATCTTGACGCCTACAAGAAGTTTGAGAACAAGGTTGTTAAAGAATAGTAATTAAATATATGCCAAATTAAGCACTCTGATTGAAAATTGGAGTGCTTTTTATATTGGCTTGAAAATTAAACAAATAAAAAGGAGGTGGTTTTGGTTATGCCAAGGAAAAAAGGTAGTGTATCAACACAAAATAAATCTGGTATTAAAACCACTAAATATATTGAACAACCAAAAGTAATAAAAACCATTTCTTGTGATGAAGAACAAGAAATGTTAATAAAAAAGCCTTATCAATGTGTGACCTGTGGCAAAAGATATGCCACACAAAAGAACAATTTTGCATATAGCCAATCACCTTTATACAATGGCAATAATAATTTCTTGCCAACTTGTAATCATTGTTTAGATAACCTTGTAGAACAATATACGTTATTATTGGGCGATCCAAATGAAGCTATTAAGCGCATATGTTTACATTACGATATCTACATTCAGGAAAGCTTGCTTAATAGTTGCAAGAAAAAAGATCTAAACCAAAGCCGTATCAGAAATTATATCAGACATTGTAATTTACAACAATATGCAGGTAAAACATATGATACATATTTGTCTGAGGTCAATGGTATTGCTATTAATAACGAGGAAGATTTAGAGCAATTAAAGTCAGAGGGCAAATCTTCTCCAACAAAGGTTGCAGTTGAACGTTGGGGACTTGGTGTATTTGGCTCTGAGGATTATCCGATTTTGGAAGAACATTATAAAATGTTAAAGTCACAAAATCCAAATGCCGATAATAATCAAGAGATTTTTATAAAAGACCTGTGTACAACAAAATTATTACAGAAAAAAGCTATTAAGGAAAAACGGTACGATGATTACGAAAAGTTTACAAAATTGTATCGTGACACTTTTAAACAGGCAGGCTTAAAAACAGTACAAGAGATAGATAACAGTGCGGAAGAAACTTTAGGTGTCACATTGGCAACTATTAGTCAATATACTCCTGAAGAATATTATAGGGATAAAGAACTTTACAAAGATTTTGATGGACTTGGTGATTATATCAAGAGGTTTATTTTAAGACCTATTAAAAATTTAGTTTTGGGAACTAATGAACGTGATAAAACTTATTGCGTGAAGGACGATGGTGAAAATGGCTAGGAGAAATAAGTATGCTGATGACAAACAAGCTGTGTTGCACACTAAGTTTCCTTCAACTCATTTTCTAAGCAATCCGACAAATGTGGATCATACATATAGGTGGTGTACATTTTTTAGAAGAAATTTGCACAGGTTTGCAACTGATTATTTGGGTTTGAAATTACATTGGTATCAAGCTATTATTCTATATTTAATGGGAATATGTAATTTTATAGTTATTGTTGCTTGTAGAGCTGCTGCAAAGTCTTTTATTATTGCACTATATTCTTGCTGTAGATGTATCTTATATCCCAATAGTAAAGTTGTTATTGCTTCCGCAACAAAGGGACAAGCCAAACTGATTGTCACGTCTAAAATCAGAAACGAGTTAATGGCGTGGTCGCCAAAATTGCGAGAAGAAATTAAGGGCATTAAAGATAACCAAAATGAAGTTATCGTATATTTCAAAAATGGCAGTACGATAACGGTTGTAACGGCAGGTGAAAGTGGACGTGGTAACAGAAGTTCTGCTCTCATAAGGGAAGAATATAGACAAATCAAAAAGGAAATTGACGATAGTATATTATCACCATTTCAGACCATAAGGCAGACACAGTATTTGCTTGATCCTTATTATGAAAATATTTCTGAATTAAAAGAAGAACCAATTAATATTTACATATCTTCAAGTTGGCTTGATAACGGACACTGGATGTGGGATATTGTAGATATGGCTGAGAGCAATATGCTGAAAAGTTATCAGACTGGCGATATTGATACTTGTTTGTTGGCATTTGACGAGTCTATTACACTCAAACATAATATTCGTACTATGAAACAAATGCAGAATGAAAAGAAAAAACAAGATAGTTTAACTTGGAGATTGGAGTATCTTAATGAAAGAGTTAAAGAAAATACTTCGGCTTTCTTCAGTTATTCAATGTTTTCTACTAATATGCGTTGCAAAAAGCCTTTTTATCCTCGCAAGAACGTTGATGTATTAGCGCATAGAAGAAATCCTTACGCTATTCCAAAACAACAAGGAGAAATTCGTATAGTCGCTTGTGATATGGCGTTTGTTACTAACAAGAAAAACGATAATTCTATTTTTTCGTGTATAAGGCTTTTACCTGAAACTACCACATACCAAGTTGGTAATGTTGAGGACTCGAAAAATATGAAACGTGGTTATAGGCGAATAGTCTGTGGCATGGAGTCCATTCAAGGTGGCGAGGGAGATATGCAAGCAATTAAGATTAAGCAGCTTTATGCCGATTTTGATGCCGACTATTGTGTTCTTGACGCTAGAAATGGTGGTATTTTGATATATGATAGATTAGCTAGAGTTTTATATGACGAAGAACGAGATGTTGAATATGAGCCATGGACTTGTATGAATGATGAGGGTGCTAGCAATCGTATCAAAATTGAGGGAGCAAGACCTATTGTGTTTATTATAAACGCTTCTGAAAGGCTAAATAGCGAAATAGCTATGGAGTTCAAAAGTGTTCTTGAAAACCAGATGATTGATTTTTTAATACCATTGCAAGAAGCACAAGAGTCTTTGATTGAAAAGATACCAGAGTATAATAATGCTACAAGTGCAGATACTCAGATATTTTATGAAAACCCATATTTACAAACACAAGAGTTGGTAACGGAATGTATTGAATTGACTTATACGAAAAAAGAACAGACGGGTGCTATTGTTATCTCAGAGCAAGGCAATAATCGTAAAGATCGTTATACGAGTGTAAGTTATGGAAATCATTTTGCCTGCTTGCTTGAAAAGGACTTGTTGTCTGATAACGATGAATACGATTATTGTTGTTTATTCAACTAATGTAAACACAAATGAAAGTGAGGTGAAGCTATGCCTGAGAATATTGCAGAGAATACTGAGAATGTTATTGAAAACAATCAAGATAAAACAGAAAGTGTTTCAGAAACTAACTCCATGTCAAATATACAAGAGCGTTCCTATGAGTCAAATGCTTTTTATGAAATGACATCTTTTTTGGAAGATTGTATTGAAGATTTACCTATTAATATTGAGGATATTAAGAAATTCGCTCATAATCCGCAAATACATATAAAAAATATTCGCAAAATTTGTCGGTGGGCGTACTATGAAAATGGTTCTGTTATGACTTCTATCAACTATCTTAAAACCATGTTCACCTTGGATAAGGTGGTTTATTCAAAGTCAAAGACTAAACGCAAGAAGAAATTTGAAAATGCAAGACAGTTAATGCAACAAACTCTTGACACAATAAGATATAAGGAAGTTATTCGAGATAATTTGTTTAACGATATGATTGAGGGAATGGACTTTAAATACTTTGAAATTACAAAGTCCGTATTCGCTGACAAGTATCTTGATGATATTGATACTTTAAACATTGTAGAGATCAATGAACTGGGAGTTAAATGTGCCGTTATTAATCTGCCTGTTGACTATTGCCGTATAGTTGGCAGAAAGAATGGTTCACCTATTGTTGCTTTTGATTTAAGATATTTTGACGGTATGGTAGAAGATGACAAAAGAAGAAAACTACAGGCTTTTCCAAGAGAAATTCGAGAAGCGTATAGTAAATATTCAACTCACAATAATATTAAGCCATGGAAAGTTTTAAATAATGATAATACAATGGTGACAAAAATTAACTGTAAGGCTATTAATCCTTATGGTGTTCCACTAATGATTTGTGCGTTGGACGATGTATTGTACGCAGATTATTTCACTTCTACAAAGCGGAATGTATTAGATCAGTTGAACAATCAAATTATTTATCAAACATTTCCTGAAGCAAAAGACGGACGTTGCACTTTGACAGAAAGTCAGCAGAGAAACCAACATAAGGTAGTTAAAGATGCTATTACTACAAGACAAAATAAATATGGCAAGTCATTTTTCTCGCTTGCCGCAGGTACAAAATTAAATGATATAAAAGTTGACACTTCTATTTTTGATGAAAAGAACGAAAATGCCAATAAATCAAAAGTGCCTGCCGATTTGGGTATTGCTAGTAGTGTCCTTGACGGTAATAGTACAGGAAACTATGCTGTTGCAACACTTAATTTGGAGTTGGTTGCAGGAAACGTATATGATTGGATAAATATGTTTATTATGGAATTGAATAAATGTATTAACGCCAATATTATTAAGGATAAAAAGCTTTATATGGAGTGTGCTATTTTACCTGTTACTTTTGTAAATAGAGATAAACAGGTTAAATATATGACCGACCTTTATGCTAGAGGTAAGGGGTCTTTGACGGCTTGGATTGCAAGCACTGGTTGGGATAGCGATGTATACTTGTCGCTTATGGATTATGAACTTGATAATGATTGGGAAAATAAATATCCAACGCATAAGACGAGTTATACCATGAGTAGCAAAGACAACGATCCAAGTGATGCAGACCACTCAAATGGTGGTAGAAGTAAGGTAGCTGAAAAGACAAACGAAAATAGCATAATGAGCGAAAATCTAAATGGAAACGCTCAACCAAAACCTTCAACAACAAACTAAAACCTAAGTTGCGTTAAGTGACTAGGTTTATTTTATGTCAGAAAAGAGGTGAAAGTTAGTGTTTCATTGTGAAATAAGCGAAGCAAAGAGGTCGGACGGTCGCAGACGTGTAAAGTTGGTACTACACGAAATTCATCAAGACCGTAATCACTATAACAAAAATGGTATTAGTTACAATGAGCAATATGTTAGAGATAACGCAGATAGTATTATTGGTATGCCTATTTGTGCAACATTTTTGGATAGTGAAAAAGATATTCCATACGACCATGGAATGACAGGTCAAGACGGCAATATGCCATTATTTGAAAATTCTGTTCAAGTAGGTTCTGCTGATGGTTGGTCTATTGAAGATATTCAGATTAATGGTGAAAAACATAAAGTTCTTATTGCCGAGGGTTATATTAATCAGCAACGTTATCCACATTTTGTTGAATGGCTTGAAAACAAAATTAATGATGGTGATACAATATATGGTTCTGTTGAATTTGTTGGTAAGGGCAAAAACAAAATAGTGTATGACGGAGAGCCTGTCGAAAAAGGTAGAGTACCAAAAGTTTATGACTATAGTGGATATTGCATTTTAACTGTCGAGCCAAGTGACGATAGTGCAATACTGATAGAACTAAATCAAAAGATAAAGGAGGACGAGAAAGTGGACGAAAAGACGCTTAATCAGATTATTTCTGCTGTTGAGAATAAGATTACTGAACTCAATACTAAAAATGCAGATTATGAGAGTAAGATTGCTGAAATGAATGAGATTATTTTTACAAAAGATGCCGAGATAGCAACTCTTACAGATGAAAAGGCAACAGCCGAAACAAATGCTTGTCAGAAAGACGAGAAGATTAATGAACTTAACGGACTCGTTGAAACAATGAAAGCAGAATTGAATGAACTTAAAAAGTCTGCAAAGATTGCAGAACTCAATTCAGCTCTTGGAGATTTTTCAGACGATGAAAAGAATATGGCTAAGGATAAGCTTGACAAGTTTAACGCAGATCCTATGGGTTGTGGTATCGAGGTAAACGATATTGTTACAGAAATCAACGCTTGCATTGGTGCTGAGACAAAGAAGAAGGAAAAGGCAATGGCTGTTGAGATTAATTCTCAGAACAATTTTGCCGCTGACATATTTGGTTGCGTAGATACTGACAACGATGATGATAAGAACGATAAACTCGATATTGATAATCTGTTTATATAAAAAATACGATTGGAGGAATTTTAAATGATTAAATTTGCAAATATTGGTGATTTCAAGGTAGCACAGAATTTTGGCTATCTCAAGACACCTGTTGTTCTTGAGAACGGCATGGCTGTTACATATGATCTTAAAACAAAGGCTGTTGCTCTGCCAACCGCAACAACAGCAAAGCAGGCTGGTCTTGCAGTTGTAATGAACAGAATTGATAAGCCTGAGACACTCACTCCAAATGATTATAGAATTGAGGTTGGTGAGTTTCCACGCATTTTTACTCTTGCTTCTCTTGCAGGACATCTTTTTGATATGGACGATGCAGTTGTAACAACAGCTTACAATACACTCGCAGTAGGTGACAAGCTTGTAGTTGGTACTGATGGTAAGTGGGCTAAGAGTGCTGATGTTTCTGATTATGCAGAGTATCTTGAAATTGTGGAAAAGACAAGTTTTGGCGGTAACGGACTTAGAGTCGTTGTACACGCTTAATTAATGAATGTAAAATAAAGGACGGTGTTTTAATAATGATTAATACTTCTTTTGAACTTAATAATCTGAATAAGTCTGAGGTTGCTGTCAAGAACGCAAAGGCTTTCAACGAAGTAGTTGAGATTTGTTCTGCTCTTTTTGCAGGCAAAGATACATCAAAGTACGGTCAGAAGGTAGACGCAGTACGTTCAAGAATTTCAAAGCTTGGTGAACAGGCACTTGCAGGCGATAGCAGAGCAGTTGCAGAGATTAATACTATTGTAAAGTATATTATACAGCCAAGGCTTCTCGAGGCAACAAAGGTATTTAATTTCCTTGGTAACTATCGTGAGATTGGCTATGATGAGCAGCCAAGAGTTAAGACTTATTCTTATGAGGGTCTTGATGCCAGACTTCAGGCTTCTGGTTCTGATGTCGGTTTTGCAGGTAGAAAGTGGGTAGAGTACCCAATCGTAACTCAGACAATTTCTTCTGGTATGGCTATTGATTATCGTGAGCTTGCTTCTGGTAATTTTGCTGGTACTGTAGCAGAGGAAATGGCACAGGTACAGACCGACATGAACAATAAGGGTGTTGCTTATGTGTTTGATGTTATCAAGTCTGCACTGAAGAATAACACTGAATATGTAAAGTTCTATGGCGAGTATGACTCTGCTCCAACTCAGGCACAGGTTGACGGTATGATAAATAAGGTTAGAAAGCTTGGCAAGGTTGGTATTGCAGGTGATTTCTCACTTATTTCTGGTATCTGCGATTGGAACGGCTATAAGACAGTTGGCTCTACACCAATCCCATTCTTCAATGCTACACAGGTAGATGAGATTGCTAGAACAGGTCTGAATGGCTTCTATAAGGGTTCAGCTCTTATTGAACTTGAGAACCCATATAACTTCACAAAGCCACTTGCTGACAAGTCAGGTTTTGACACATACTACAATCCTAATGATTTGTGGTTTATTGCACAGGGAGCAAATTCTCCAGTAAATATCTTCAGACGTGGTGGTATTACAACTATGACAGGCAATGATGTTGAGACAGGTACAGTAAAGACACGTTTCGATATGGAGCTTGGTGCTGACGTTGTAAAGGGCAGAGAATTTGAAATTGGTCTGCTTACAAAGCAGGGTTAATTACATAATAATTATTGATGTGGCGAGGGTATAAACTCTTGCCACATTATTATTATATTTGAAAGGAAGATTGAAAATTTGGCAAATGTAAGAAAAAATACAACTACTGCCACAATGAATAACGATATTACAGAAGTAAAGTCTAAAAGGGAAATTCAGCTTACCGATAGAGTATTTTTGGAAAACACTCGTAATTGGGAATTGGGTTTTAGGGCTGTGGAAACACAAAGAGATATTACTATTCCACCAAATGCAAAGAAATTTGCACAGCTTAATGTTGGAGAGGTTATGGCTCAGATACAGGAAGGCAATGGAATGTTTTGTGGTACTGACGGCTTTGGCAATAACGCTTATCTGAAAATTCTTGACGAGGATATAAGAAGATACGTTTTTTCACTTGACGAGAGTGATAATAATGATCCTGTTATTCTTGATATTAACAGTGTAAAGGCACTTCTTGGCATTAGCAATAAGGCTGATTTTATGGCTGAACTCTCAAGACTTGTAGTTACTGAAGGCGATAAAAAAATGATTATTCCACTTGCCAAAGAAGTTGGAATTGACAATGTGGCAGTTTATAAGCGTAATGAAATAGAAAATATTTCAGGCTATAAGTTTTAAGAAAGGGTGTGGTTAAAATGGCTACTACCTATGAAGATGTGGTCGCTGTTTTTGAGTCCACATTTCTTGAAAGGGTTGCGTTAAGTGACGACCTTGTTTTTCAGTGGTTTAAAATGGCTTGTGGCGAGTTTTCAACTCAAATTAGTCAGCTTTACTTTAATAATGAGAAAAAAATATTTACTGATATTGACGGAAACGATATTGTTTTGAATCAGATAGTTGTTAATATATTGGGCTATACAATAAAGAGATTTTATTGTGAAAGACAATATAGCAAAATTGTCAAACGTAGCAATATAGTTTCAAAAGATTTATCAATAAATAACTCAGAGGGTGACAAAAGACAAGCTAAAGTTGAGATTGATTGGGTGAACTTTAAAATAGTTGACCTTTATGAGCAACTTAAAGATACTGCGTATAATTGAGGTGGTTGAATGAGTAAAGAATGGTATTTAATTCGGCAACCGTATTATACGGAAGGTTCTGAAAAACCAGATTTGTTGTTTGATAGTAAAATGTCATTCAATGACGTTTTAGAGGATAGCGTTATTGAAGATGATATTATTCTGTGCAGTGGAGTGTTTAATGGCGAGAATTTTGAAAATGAATTTGCTACAAAGGGCATAATTCAAAATGAAATACCTGACACGCCAACACAAGCTTGGCAAAGACAGATTTTGACTTATATTAGTACAATATCGGACTATAAGTACATTAAATATGACAATAAGATTTGGCTAATATTGACCGAGCCTACAAATAACAAACTGTATGAAAAATCTATTTTGTATTTGTGTAATTACGTTATTAAGTGGCAAGACGAAAACGGAATAGTTCACTATAAGCCGTGTAATATTCAAAATGCTTCACAGTACAACTCGGGCACAAATGAGACAAAAGTAATTACCATTGGTTACGATCAGTTAATGATGTACATTTCGCTTGACGAGGAAACAAAATATTTTCCCCATGATAAGCGTTTTTTCATTGATTATAATGACAAAGAGCCTACACCTTATAGAATTACTAGACCTGATACTGTCAGCTTCTCTTTTGGAAATAGCAGATGTATGCACATTATCTTGTCAGAGAGTCAACACAATCCGCAGACAGATAGAATTGACCTTATGCTATGTGACTACTTTAAGCCTAATGATGCAACCAAACCTGTTGAAATATCTTACAGTGGCAATGCAGAAATTCGTTGTGGTGGTACAGTAAAAACATTTACTGCAAAAACAGATAAGAGTGTCACTTGGTCTTTGAAATTACTTGATAAACAACAAGATTTTATTACCATGATAGTAAATGAAAATAAGGTAAAGATAAAGTGTTTAAACAACAATGCTTTAATCGGTAGCTCTTTTAAATTGGTTTGTATAGTTGATGATGTTTTGTCTGAATTGTTAATTAATATAGTGGGAGGTGTGTAAAATGCCAAATAGTTCTGCTATACCACAGTGGAAGTCTAAGGCTATTTCTATGATGTTGTCGCAAGATAATATTATGGAGCTGTTTGAAAAATCGGAAGAAGATTTAGAAAATATTGTTTACACAAATATATTCCCATATGGCTATATTCCGAAAACACAGACGGATGTTGAACTGTATATTACTGTTGAGGTTTCCGTTCCTAAAATGCTATTTAGACAAGTATGGGAGCACCCTCATATGACAATTAAATTAATTTGCCACCAAGATAAAATGAGGTTAAATAAAGCAGGTATCTCTGCAACGAGACTTGATTACTTGTCAACTTTAATTGATAAATTGCTAAATGGCACTGATGGTTGGGGATATGGATTACTAAGTCTAGTTTCTAATACAGAATATAATCTTTCACCTGTTTACAAGGTTCGAGAAATGATATTCCAAGGACAAGATCTTAGTAATGATATGTGTGGCGGTGCAACGAATGGTTGATGAGCTGAAGATATACCGTGGAGACGATATAAGAATTACAGATGATATTATCATACATAACCCAACTTTGAATGATATTGTTGAGATAGGTGAAAAGAAATTTTTATCATTTTGTCAAGATTTCACAGCACATCATTTGGATAGCCCATATATAGTATTGCTAACTGATTTAGGTGTTGACTTTACAACGATCTCAGATTGGGATTTGTTTGTTTGCTTATCTCTTGTGTTTGATGAAAGCATTTGCAAGTTTTTGTTTGGAAATTTGGATTTCAAAAGTATGAAACCATATGTTGACGGTGACATTAAAGGCATACGCAACAAAGACGGAATTATAATTACACCAAAAATTCATGCAAAAATGGTTGGTTATATTCGCAAATTTGCAAATATATCGACACCACAATTTCAAAAAATACTTGACAACCCGACACAGAAAAGTATAGCAATCAATAGTGCTAGGAGAGAAATTGAAAGTGCAAGGCGTAGGGAAATGTTTTATCCTAGTGGGTCGGCACTTTTACCTATTATATCATCAGTGGTAAATTACGCAGGTTGCAATTACACAAACAAAACAATATTTAATATGAATTTATATGCCTTTTGGGACACCGTAAAACGTATACAAGCTTATGACAATGCCTCACATTTGTTTTCGGGTATATATAGTGGGTGTGTAGATTTATCAAAGAATAAAAAACTAAAAGAAGAACTTAATTGGATGCGAAGCTTTAGATAACTTATCCGATTAAGTTTTTTTATTTACACAAAAGAAAGGAATGATTATATGAATATTAATACTTTTATTCCGCAGAAGATTAGTAGAGCAATTCATACTAAAAATGACGGTACTGTAAATTGGTACACAAATCAGGTACAGGACTTCTCAATTAAGGTAGATGGTAACGAGCAGACTAAACAGGATGCTGATGGAAATACTATTGCTACTGTTACCAAGGGTAAGAGTTGTACTGTATCTTTTGCTACACCTGTTTATGATATTAATATTATTGCAGCTATGAATGGCACTGAGAAAAAGATTGCAAGTTCTTCATCTAAGCTTACTGCTCCTGCGTTTGAGGAGTTTAAAATTGCTAGTGAGCAGACTACAGTTGTACTGAAAAACAAAACTTCTGATATAAACTCTATTTCAGTAATGACACTTTCTACAGATGGTTCAGCCGATAAGGTTTTCAAGGTAGCAGGTGCTATATCAGAAGGTAAGGTTACATATACTGACACAACTAAAACAGTTACTTTCAATACAGGCGATATAAAAGAGGGAGATACTGTTCTTGTCAAGTATGATTACGCTGTAGAAGAAGGTGTCGGAATGACAGCTTCAGCAAACGACTATCCAACAGCAGGTAGACTTTATGTTGAAGTTGAGGGATTTGATATTTGCGATCAGTCAACAAAGATTTATGCTTACTATCGTTTCCCAACAGCTAAAATGCAGTCCTCTTATGAGACAGCTATAGCCCTTGACAGCACATACAATATTACTATGGATTGTGCCGTAGATTACTGTTCTGAGGACAAGCAGTTCTATAGTCTTGTTATTCCGGGCGTAGCTTAATGGTAGAGTGTTGGATTTGTGGAAAGGAATACAATTATTGTCCTCATTGTCGGAGATACCAGACTTGGATGAGGCATAGTTGTAGTCCTAAACACTATCAAATTGAGTTGCTTCTTGAAGAATACCGAGAAGGTATCGTTAGCAAAGCTGAAGCAGCTCAGTGTTTTTGCAACATTGGAATAGATGAGAATTATGATTTTTCTGAGTTTCTTCCAGAAGTGGCTAGAGATATTAAAGAAATAATCAATTTTGATGATGTTCCTATAAAATCTGTTACAAGGGCTAAGAGAAATAAAAAAACTAAATAAAATAGAAAGGGCGGTTATTATGATAAGTATTGACCGCCCTTATTTTTTTTATAAAGAGGTAGAAATGACAGATAGAAGTAAGTTTAATGTAGATAAAGACAAATCAAAACGTAGTTATAATGGCATTATTTTTGACTCAGTGTTAGAAATGAAATATTATCGTGATGTACTTTGTCCTTTAGCGGAAAGCGGTGAAGTGATTTCGTATGAGTTACAGAAACCATATGAACTGCAACCGAAGTTCATTCACGATGGCAAAACTGTGTTGCCAATTAAATATGTCGCTGATTTCGTGGTTACTTATAAAAATGGTGTCACTGAAGTTATAGATACAAAAGGTATGCCAGACTCAGTGGCAATACTTAAACGTAAATTGTTTTGGTATTGCTATCCAGACATTACATATAAGTGGATTACTTATGCTAAAAAGTTTGGTGGGTGGATTGATTATGATGAGTGTAAGAAACTGAGAAACGCAGAAAAGAAACGCAAGAAAACGGAGGAAAATTGAATGAAAAATAAGCTTAGTTTTGCGGAAATGCAGGCATTTATAAATAATGTAGTCAAGGGTACAGTTGAGTACGGAGCAGGATATGAAGAAATTTTGCGTAAATATTACGTTGTCACTCTTTACGGAGAACATAAATTTTCATCAGATGATATTGCAGAGATTTATGATAGTGGAGAGCTGGATAGGGAATGTAATAATATTGATTGGGAGTCGATTGATGACGCACAGTATAGCATGATTAATGCAGCTATTGACAGCGGTATTGACATGAATGTTAGATACAAGGCGGCTGAAAAGGTTATGAGCATGGCAAACATAGCTATAACGGAGCTTGCAAGCAAGGCAAAAGAAATGATAGAACAGATTAGTGTTACTACGAAAGATATTGACACTGAAAGCTTAAATGAAGTGTTAAAAACACTTAAAGATAGTAATGACATGGCAAATAAAATTGTAATTTCAAACAATAAGGACGGTGACTAATATGTTCTTTGCAGAACAGGAAATAACACTTGGAATAGTTCCTAATGCTAGGAATATTCATAGGTTTGTGTATTTTACACAGGTACGCTCCTCTGTGGTTAATCTGACAACAGATAGAACGGTCAATGGTAAATCAATTATAGGTCTTTGTAGCCTTGGTTTAAGAAATGGTGACAAAGTTACGATAGAAACACATAGTAAAGTTTCTCAGAAGCAAGCTGACGAGGATTTAAAGCTTGTTGTAAATTGGTTGCGTGGTGAGGAATAAATGGTTGTAAAAAACCTTAAAGAACTAGAGCGAGAACTAAGAACAAGAATTGATTACGCTCTGCTTACAGATGTTACCGAGGTTGTTACCACTGTTATGCTAGATCATATTGAAAGAGATGTTTACGATAGTTATGTACCACATGAATATGTAAGACGATATGATAATGGTGGCTTAATGGATATTAACAATATTAATTCTTCTATTGAAGGTGACACTTTAGTTGTAGAGAATAATACAATGGCTAATCCATATATTTTTGTTCAGAGCAAAATGGTTAAGTCAGATAATGCAGACCAAGAATTAGCACCTATCATTGAAACTGGTTGGGGGTACGATTTTGGAAACTGGACGTATCATGGTGTTGCTAGACCATTTGTATATAATACAAAAGAGGATTTAAGTGATAACAAATATCACATTATAGCTTTAAGGCAAGGACTTAAAAGACAAGGAATAGAGGTGAAGTGAAATGGCAGATGATTTAAAAATACGAGTTCCTGTGGAACTTGACACAAGTAAAGTTAAGGACGATATACCTAAATTAAATAATATACTTGCAAATGACAATAAGGCTCATGCTAAAATCATTGGTGAGTTGGATTTGAATAAAACACAAAAGAAAATTCAATCTCAACTTGCTACAATCAGCAAAAATCTAAAAATAGATATTGGTGGTTTAAATGTAACTTCTATTCAGAGTGGTATAAAGGTTGCTGAAAAACAGGTAGTTAGCTCTGTTAAAAATATAAAGCATGAGATACAGAATATTGACACAACTCTTGCAGAAACTTTCAAGGCAGGTTTTAATAAAGACGGACAGATAGATATTGTTAAAACTATTGAAAATGCAAGAAAAGTTTTGAGTCAGTTTGGTAATCCGACATTTTCATGGACTAAAGATAGTTCGGGTGAAGTTACTCAAATTACGGCAGAAGTTACAAGCTTGACAGGTCAAGTTGAAAAACTGAAATATGCTCTGAACGAAACAAATGGGTCATTTGACTATCTATCGGGTAGCAGTTCTGAAAAGGGTATATTAAAGCTGATTGCGGATATTGATAAGGCTAAGTCAAAATACACAACACTTCTTTCCGAGTTTAAGTCATCAAATTCGGGCATTGAAACAGGACTCACTAAGGAAATCACAGATGTTAATAATGCTATTAATAACCTTGGTAAAGGTGGCTCTGTTGCGGAAGTTGATAGTTTATTTAATACTCTCAAGACTACTGCGAACGAGATTAAGCAAAATCTTGATACCACTTCAAGTTCATTTAATAAAGTAACAAATGCTGAAAACACTTTGGCAAAAATGCCTGCCACAATACAAGAAATTTCAAATAACTTTTCTAAGCTGAAAAATCAGCCACAAGAAATTGTGGATTTAATTCAAGGTTTAAACACTCAATTAATCAAGGTAAAAGATACCGAGGAGAATTTTGGACGCAATAAACAATGGTCTGAAGAATATCGTGAGTTAGTTGTTTCGGTTAAAAAAGCAGAAACAGAAATAAAGAGCTTACAGTTACTTGAAAAATCTGATAATTCTGAGGCACAGCAGCAAGCTCATTATTATAATAAGATGTTTGGTGAAATCAAACAGATTAATAAGCTTAAAAAGCAACAGGTCAATGCTGGCGAGCAAGAAAATGTTGAGCTAAAAAGACAGATTAAAAATCTTGAGAGTAGAGTTTCTTATGACGAGAAGCAGCTTAAAAAGAAGAAACTGATTACAGAAGAACTTGAAAGACAAAAAAATGAATTAATAAACATTGGTAGGGAAGAACTTAGATTAGCCAATTCTCGTTCTGCTGATAAATCGTCAGCTACATCTACTAAAACAGAAAATAATGTAGCTAGACTTACGCAAAATCTCACTACCTTAGAAGCAAAGTGGAAAGAGTCGCCTATCTTTAATGGAGAGTTCCAAGAAAAGTTTAATGAGTTAAAAACAAGTTTGTCTAATGTAGGTGGCGATCCTAAAGCATTAGACGAATATCGTATTAAACTCAATGAACTAACAAATGAGTTAAAGAGGGCAGATGTAGCTTATAAAGCTAGTTTTTCTAGCAATAAATCACAACAGAATATAGAAGCTACAAGGCAGAACATTAAAAAGTTAATATACACAATTCAGACATGGCAACAGGCTAATACTAAAGCCATGGGCAAGAATACTTTTAATGGCGGTACATATCAGGTTGAAACTGATAATATGATAGCCTCACTCAAAAAGTTGCTTAATGCTAGCGATCTAACTGCGAGCGATTTGAAAGTCAATGTTGATAAAATCAATCGTAGTTTTAGGACAATGAGTTCTGAAGCACAGGCAGCAGGTGTGAATGGGTTAAGCTTTTTCGATAAGATTAAAGAGGACGCTTTAAAATTCACAAGCTGGATGAGTTTAACTACTGTGATTTCAGGTATATCAAGAGAAGCTGTTAAGTTCTATAATAATGTTGTAGATATTGATACAGCTATGACAGAATTGCGTAAGGTTACTGATAACACAAATCAGCAATATGCCGAGTTCTTTGATAATATAGGTCAAAAGGCTAAAGATTTAAAGATTGATTTGTCTGATCTTATTTCTCAAACCGCAGAATGGGGTAAACGTGGTTATAGTTTAGATGAAGCTGAAACACTTGCCACAAACTCAGGTATTTATTCAGTTGTTGGTGAAGTAGATAATGCAACAGCAGTACAAGACCTAACAACAGTTATGAAAAGCTATAACATGACAGTTGATGAGTCTATCAATATTGTTGATAAGTTTAACGCAATATCAAACAAGTATGCTGTTTCAGCAAGTGATATTGGTGATATGCTATCAAGGTCAGTATCTTCACTGAGCGTAGCAGGAAATACACTAGACCAAGCAATAGCAATGGGTACAGCCATTACAGAAATAACTGGAGACGCAGCCGAAGCGGGTAAACGCAAATTGCCCGACTATATAATAATATATAGTATGCAGATAACTATATCGGTCAAAGGCTAAAGGATAGTTAAGACCGAGGTAAGACTCAATTTTTTTTGAGTAACCGTAGAGACTACAGGATATATATGGCAACATATGTATTGAAGTTATCCGTCCTTATTACAGGGCGTAATATATAGTCCGAGCATCGTATTATAATCCTATAAAAAAAGAAATACGAGAGTTAGCCAGAAATGACTAACCGCTACATATTTAATGTAGTCAGTACCAATATAATTGGGAAAGTAACAGATTGAACAGTTTGAAAGTTCTGTCAATGCGACTTCGTGGAGCGAAAACAGAACTAGAAGATGCAGGCGAGTCAACAGAGGGCATGGCAGTATCAACCTCAAAACTGAGGGAAGATATTAAAGCTCTTACTAATGTAAATGGCACAGGTGGCTTTGACATAATGAAGGACTCTCAGAACTTTAAGAGTACCTATGAAATTATGAAAGGTATCGCCAATGTTTGGAACGACCTTACTGATACATCAAAAGCCGCTGTCATAGAGAAAATTGCAGGTAGAGTTTACCTGAATGTACAGAAATGTGCATAAAGAATATATTTAATTGCAGGTAATGAGTAAAGCCTTACACCACAATAATGAAGAAATTACATTATGACGGTGCGAAAGCAGAAATAACGTAAGGATTGTATAAGGTCAAAAGCCTAAGTACAGTAACAATCTCTGTTCATGCAGCTAAGTACCCTAACGTTATCCTAGATCATAGGACAGTTTAAGTCGAGGGTAAAAGTTCAACGACTATTCCCCATATGGGGTTGTAACAATAAAATAAAGGTGGAAATCCTGAATAGTTGCAACAAAAGAAGTACGGCTCAATCGCAAATGGAGTGGGAGAATAACCCTTAAACGGAAAAGGTATAATTGCTGTCATAAATGACGTGATTAAGAAATAGTCTAAGCTCTATGTGAAAGCATAGGATATGTTATATAACATATAAGTAAATTTGCGACTTACTTTAATATAATTGAAGCAAAGAGGCAATACAATTACTGCATTGCTTACGAATATGAGTCAAGCGGATAAAATTGTTAATGACTCAATAGGCTCTGCTGGGTCTGCTATGTCAGAGTATGAAAAATACCTTGACTCTATTCAAGGAAGAGTGCAAGGTTTTCAGACAAGTATTGAAAATTTGTCAGCTACTCTGATTAATGGTGATTTAGTTAAATTCGGTATCACCAGTGGAACACAAATTATTGATGTTCTTGATAATCTAATTAGTAAATTCGGTGTTTTAGAAACACTTATTCCTACCGTTATGGCAGGATTATCATTCAAAAACGTAGGTAAACAATTATTAAAGATGCCAACTTATGCACAGCCACAAACTATATGTGCATAGGTCACACACGTTTTAAAATAAGGTTGCCAAATTGCTGGGAACGGCTAAAGCTTTGCAACTACTTGTAGCAATGGTATTACAAGAGTGAGGAAACTCGGAAACAATAGCAAAGATAACATATGCTGAGATAAAAGCCTATTATACTATTACAATAGGTGCTAAGTGTTGTTAAAAATGTCAGGTCAGCAGCCAACCCCTATCGGGAGATACGGACTAGGTTCAGAGAGTAGACGGTAACTATCTTGTGGTAAGATAAAGGTGTACTCCAACTATAGGTAACACCTATAGCGTTTCAAAAAATGAATTATCCCTCATTTATTTAGTTTTGTCCTTTGACAGTGAGGGTGGGATAAAACTGTTACCAATCATTTTGCATAGTGATTTATTTTACACTATTCATTTGCGTATGTCAACACTAAATTTGTTCGTTAATAAAAATTTTACATTTATATTAATACAATGTTTGTTAATGCAACCAATATATGGCTTGACATTAGTTCCTAAAATGGGTATACTAAGTTAAGAATAGTCCTTACAAGTCTAAAATATGATTGTGTGGCATATTTTATAAAAGTGTTATATAATCATATTAAATTATTCACAAAATCTCTTTTAGTATTTTTGTTAAAGAGTAAAGAATAAAATATAATTAAGTAGTTTAGAATAAAATGGAGAGGTGTGATAATATGGAAATGGGTAAGGAACTTAAACTATCATTAAAAGTTGAATATCAAAAAGATACAGATAGTATCGAAATTACAACTAATGGACAATCAAGTGGTATAACTCTTCCATCTAAGATGTTTCTGCCATTTGTACAAACATTACTTCGTGTCGGTTTGGATATGCAAGACAAAAAGGTAGTTGATTTGGGATTGCGAGAGGGGTGATATCATGAGGAACACTAGAGATGTTTATGTTAAAAATGTAAATGTTTGTAGAGAGGATGGTTATAAAACCAGTTTGTTGGATATCTTAAATATTGAGCCATATTATATGGAAATCAAACAGACTCTCGACAATATCTATTGTTGTACTGTTGACAATCTTGACGAGATGTCGAAGTGTATCAAGTGGTTGCAGAATAATAAGTTTAAGAACTTTGTTGTCAAGAAGATTTATGTTAGCCGTATAAGAAGTGAAATCTATGTAATTGCTGATTTTGACGATGGCAAAATAGGTGAAGTTTTGGACGAATATTATGAAGCAACTTTTACTTTTACAACTAATTACAAACAAGACATTGTTTTCATGATTACTTCCGAAAAGAATTTAGTGGAAGCAAATATGCCTAAATTTGAAGAAGTGATTGAGGTGACTCCTAGTGTCTAACTCGCAGGATTATTCTAAAAAAATAAAACATAATGAGTTGTTTGTGCAATGTCTAAAGGACACAGATGTTAAAGAATATGACGATTTTTCGGATTGGATAATAGTCGGTATATTCTATTCGTCACTTCATTATATGAATTTGTTTTTATCCAAGAGATATGATGATATAAATCTTGAAACTGTAAAGAGTCATAAAGATAGAAATATTATCATACAGAAAAAATGTCCGTATCAAATTCATATGGCATATCGCACCTTATATGAGTTAAGTAGAGAGGCGAGATATCAATGTTCAGATGTATCGTCTAAAGTCCGTTTTGTAGAACAGAAATATCAAGAATTAAAGAATTTGTGTTCTGAACAAATGCAACGGAGCGCTTCTAAGAGATAACGTGGACTACATAATGAATAACCATAAAATAAGACCCTAGAGAAAATCTAGGGTCTTTTGTTATACATGAACACACATTGTTTACTTTCGCCCATTTGTACACTTGCGTACACTCATACACTCATACTCATTATCTATTCCCTCAAATTAACATTTACGTTAGTCCAATCCTTGCCATCACGTTCCATAGTGACAGTATAGTACAATCTACCCTTAACGCCAAAACTATTTTCAGCGTCCACATAAGCCGATACAGTGTAACTGTCATTGTGATGTGTGACAAAGTTTTTATCGTACATTGGATAGTCTGCTGTTGCAGGGGCTTTTAATTGTTTGTTTACATAGAATTTAGCTGCTATGTAGGCTTCTTGACTGTAGTCTTTTTCAGAGCTTGCACTATTTATGGCAAGGTAAATAATTAAAATTAATATGCCCCATGCAATTACATTAGCAATAAAAATCCCCAAACAACCATTACTTTTTTTGTTTTTGTTGGGTATCACGTTTGTGTTTTCTTCCATTTGTATTTCCTCCATTGTTATTTGTATCAAAACTGCAAATATAGGGTTTAGGTCTTTAAAACAACCAAAGATGATGGTGGTAATGATAGGATAAGTGTATTTGGGCAAATGATAACTCAGTTGTCCGATTTTAAAAAGATAAATCCGTTTAGTCAGTTTAAAAACAATTCACTTATTCCTGTAAATGAAATAGCAAACGTCCGTCAATTTAATAATCTTTTAACACAAGGTAAATCAGTAGCCGAAGCCGAGTCAATAGCTTTAAAAGGCTGTTCTAAAACAACTCTTGACATTGCTAGAAGTGCTAATGGTGCAGCGGTATCAGAAGAAATACTGTCTGCTTCTTTAAAGGGCGTTGCAACTTCTTCCAAACTTGCTGCTGTTGGTATGAAAGCGTTGTCTATTGCTGGCAATATGCTTACAGGTTTAGCTATTTCTTTCTTGCTTGATGGTATTATAACACTTTTTGATAATATTGTCAATGGTGCAGATAATGCAAAAGAAAGTTTAGCTCAGTTCACAAGTAGTTTTTCTGACTCTATTGACAAATTAGATGAAGAAAACAAGTCAGTAAACGAATTAGTAAATCGTTATGTAACTTTGGTTGCAACAACAGATGACTTGTCGACCGTTAAGGACGATTTGAATACTATTCAGGATAATTTAATTGATAAGTACGGCAATGAAGCTAAGAGCCTTGACTTGCTTAATGGCAAAATGTCTGAAAATATTAAGAAAATCAAAGAGTGGAAAAAAGAAAAGGCTGAAAGCGAACTTTATCAAGAGTCAGATATTACTGATCCTGATGATGAAGATAGGAAGCTGAGTATTGCCGAGGCTTACGCCTTGGCTCAAAAAAAGTTAAAAGAGGGAAGTTCTTTCGGTTCTAATGGCGGTAGAGTAGGTCAAGCGTATGTTCCCGATACGTTATTTGGAAAATACAACAGTAATGCAGACATAAACAAGGTTGGTTCTCGTGATTACGGCGATTGGGGCGATTACAAAGAAGTAGCCGAAATACTTAAAAAATACAATAACGTTGGTATGAGTGGTTACGATGATGATACATTATACTTTGCAGGTACAATGCAAGAACGTATTGATACTATGCAAAAGGTTTATGATGAATTATCCGAGAAATGGGCAAACATTTCAAAAGACGATAATCGTAACAAGTGGTTGACTGATTTACAGAAAGAAATTGCTACCACAACAGAGGAATATGATAAACTTTCTAATGCCGTTGATAAATACAACGAAATTCAGAAAACACTTGAAAACTATAACACAAGTGAAGAATTTAGCAAAGCATTTGATGAAGCTCAGAAAGCTACTGAAAGTTATAGTCATGCTGTAGCAAATAAAAATATTGACGATGTTGATAGGCTTTATGATTTAACTCAGAAATACAAAGATAAGTTAATCAACTTGGCTAATGGTGACGAGGATTTAATTGACTATGTTAATACTTTCTTTGAAACTTTGCCTGCAAAATTAACAACAGGTACTTTTGATATTTCTGAGTGGACGGACGATATTGACGAAGTTCAGAATAAAGCAAAATCACTTAAAGATACTTTAACAAGTCTGCAAGACGGAAGTATTTCGGATAGTGACTTAGTTGAACTGTTTAAATCATATCCTGACTTGGCTAAATTCTCGGGCAACACGGAAAAGCTGACAGAAGAAGTTAAGAAACTGATAAGACAAAACCCTAAAGAATTAATAAACAGATTAAAAGAACTATCAAACAGTTTGCCGAATGGCAATGATAAGGCTAATGTAGAAGGTCTTATTTCAAGTCTTGAAAAACTTGGAGAGGTAGCTTCTTCTATTTCCGACGTTAAACTGTCTGTAGACGATATTGAGAAAATTTATGAGGAAACGTTTGATGATCTTATAGATAAAGCTGAGGACGAGAAAGATGTTCTCGAAGAGCAAAAGAATATTCTTGCAGAACAAAAAACTCAACTTGACGATATTATTTCTCAGTACGAAACTGTTGCAAACACAGTGGAGTCTTATATTGACGAGCAGAAATCGGCTATTGAGGACAGATATAATGCTGAAATTGATGCCATTAAAGCCGTTAATGAAGAAAAACAAGACGCTATTGATTTACAAGAAAAATTAAACAATCTTGAAAATGCTAAAAAGAAAAAGGTAAATGTTTATTCTGAAGCTAGTGGTTGGCACTTAGAAACCAATACCGAGGAAGTAAACAAAGCACAGCAGGAATATGAACAGGCTAGTGCTGACAAACGTGTATCTGACCTTGAAAAACAGCGTGACAAGGAAACTTCACTGTGGGATAAGTATAAACAACAGTGGCAAGACCTTATAAATAGTTCTACTGATACAGAAAATGAACAGCTTGCTAAAGATATTTTAGGTGTTAATTGGACGGATAAGATAGCACAACAAGACACGAATATTCTTAATGACTTTGCGAGTAAATATCAATCTTATCGTTCTCAACTTTCAGATCAGGTTGAAAAGGAAATTGAGAGCGTTGACAAAGAGATAACGGCTAAAAGCAAAGAAATTGAGGCATACAAGAAAGAAAAAGAAGCTTTATCAAACTATGTTACAGATATTACGAATAAGAACAAAGATTACATAAAACAGTTGACGGACGTTTCTGAAAAAGAAATGCAGACTATGGAAGGTAGAACCAAGTTCTTAGAGGATTGTAAAAAACGTGCTAGAGAGGCTCTTGATTATTCTGATATTTCTGTTGAGGGAGCTAAATCAAATGGCTTGTATTTGGTTCAATATGACGGTGAAACTGTTGGCACAGGACTTGATGAAGCACAAGCAGAACAGTTAAAATCTGAGCTGTATGGCAAAATGGTTTCGCAAGAACTGTTAGCCAATCCTATGCTTGGCAAGAATAAGGGTGCATTAACGGCTATCCTTAACGCTTTGAAGAGCAAGTTTAACATAATCAAACCATATCGTTCGGGCGGTATTGACGATTATACAGGATTTGCACAACTTCACGGAAAGCCAAATGCAGTTGAAACTATCTTCAATTCAGAGCAAGGCAGAAAGCTATACAACCTTGTGGCTAATACAGATAATCTTGTCAATTATATTGGAGATAAGATTTACAATGGTATAACAGATTTGGTAAGGACAAAAATGTCTACACCAAATAACATTCAAAATAGAAATGATACAAACAATAAGACTATTGTATTCCAGATCGATACTGTTAATACAACAGACGGCACAACATTTTTGGAACAAATGAACACCTATCTGCAACAGGCTGATTTGGATAGAATAGTTGGCAAAAATTATTAAATAAATGCAAAAGTAATAAAGAGCCATTAATTATTTAGTGGCTCTTATCTTTTGGAAATATTTTAAATTCAATAAAATATTGACAAACGTGGACGAATGTGGTATAATGTACTTATAAGAAACAATAAAGGAGTTTTTATATGAGTAATTACAAACCACAAGAATTTGCTGAAATGATAGGTGTATCTGTAAAAACCTTGCAACGTTGGGACAAAGAAGGCAAACTTAAAGCATATCGCACTCCAACAGATAGGCGTTATTATACTCACAAACAATATGTCGATTATATGGGTGATGGTAATAGTAAACACGGCAAAACGGTCATATATACAAGAGTATCTACTTATAATCAAAAAGATGATTTACAAAATCAAGTCGAATTTTTAAAACAATATGCTAATGCAAAAGGGATTATTGTTGATGAAATCTTTGAAGATATAGGTAGTGGGTTAAATTACAATCGCAAGAAATGGAATAAACTTATTGAAGATTGTATGCTTGGATTAATAAAGACTGTTATTGTTGCTCATAAAGACAGATTTGTACGTTTTGGATATGAATGGTTTGAACGTTTTCTTAAATCTGATGGTGTTGAGATTATTGTTGTTAATAATGAAAAGGCATCACCAGAGCAAGAATTAGTTAATGATTTAATATCCATTATACACGTTTTTAGCTGTCGTATATATGGTTTAAAAAAGTATAAAAAGCAAATCGAAGGAGATGAAGAAATTGCTAAAGAGTTACAAGACAGAAATAAACCCAACGTTCGAACAGAAACAAACAATTAATCGCACTATTGGAGTATGCAGATACGTTTACAACTTTTATCTTGCTCACAATCAAGAAATATATAAAACTGAAAAACGTTTTGTATCTGGAATGGACTTTTCTAAATGGATTAACAATGAATTCATTCTCAACAATCCTGACTTTCATTGGATAAAAGAGGTTAGCAGTAAGTCTGTTAAACAAAGCATTATGAACGCTGAGAGAGCTTTCAAGAACTTTTTTAAAGGAAAATCAAGATTTCCAAAGTTCAAGAAGAAAGCAAAATCAGATGTAAAAATGTATTTTGTAAAAACAAATGCTAAAACAATTATTCAATGTGGAAGACATAGAATTAAGATTCCTACCCTTGGTTGGGTAAGATTAAAAGAAAAAGGATATATTCCTACAAACCCCAAAACACATATTATCAAAAGCGGAGCAGTGTCTTGCAAAGCAGGAAGATACTATGTGTCGGTTTTAGTCGAAGAGCAGGAACATCAAAAGCCTGTTTTAAATGACTTTGGAATAGGAATAGACTTAGGTCTTAAAGATTTTGCCGTTTGTTCAAGCGGAAAAGTTTACAAGAATGACAACAAGAGTTCTAAAATAAGGAAACTTGAAAAGAAACTTAGACGTGAGCAACGTAGCTTATCGAGGAAATACGAAAGCTATAAGAAACTTAATAAAAATATGAAAGGAGTAGCTACTCGACAAAATATCCAAAAGCAAAAGTTAAAAGTACAGAAAATTCATCAAAGACTTGACAATATAAGAACAGATTATATCAATAAGGTAATATCCGAATTGGTGAAAACCAAGCCAATGTGGATTACTATTGAGGATTTAAATATATCAGGTATGATGAAGAATAGACATCTCTCCAAATCAATCGCACAGCAAAAGTTCTTTGAATTTAGGACAAAGCTACTTGCTAAGTGTAACGAATATGGGATTGAGTTAAGAGTCGTTGATAGATTTTATCCTTCTAGCAAAACTTGTCATAATTGTGGTTGTATCAAATCTGATTTGAAATTATCGGATAGAACATACCATTGTTGTGAATGTGGTTATACAGAGGATAGAGATTATAATGCAAGTCTTAATTTGCGAGATTGTCAAACCTACAAGATAGCATAAACAAGCTAACGTAGGTATGTACCGTAGGCTATACGGGAATTTACGCCTGTGGACTATACAAGAACTTGTGAGTAGTCTTATGACAAAAGCATATAGGTTGAAGCAGGAATTTTCTCGATATGGATATATTTGTCCATATTTTGAGTAGCAGGTGACAAAAATGATTATGACTCCTACATTGGTATTTCCTGATGATGAGGTTGTAAAGATAGACAAACATAAGGACACAAATGGTGAATATGATCGTGCTCCACATTTCAGTTATCAGTTTAATTGTACGGCAGGTTCAGCTATGCGTTGGGCATTGTGCGAGTACACAAACCTTAAAACAGGCGAAGTTAATCACTCTTATTTTCCAAAGGGTGGTGACATAAACACCTTTTACAATGGTGATAAAGTCGGTGTTAATGAACTGGTTTTTAATGACATTGCAGAGAACGGTCATGATTACCAATATCAATACATTCTTTTTCAAACAGACCCTACAACCATAGCTGATGATACTCAATATGGAGATGGTGTTGGTTTGTACGATATGTATTTCTGCCGTGGAAAAGTTCAGAGAGCAGGTTCTTCAACATCATTTTATATAAATAAGGAAATAGGCAATTTGAAAGACGCTTATTATTATGAACGTGCTGACGGTTCAAATTACCTAGTTGGTGGTGCATACATGGAGATAGGCGAGGAACGTAGGTTTATTGAAAAGTATGACTACAAAACAGGCATGGTTACATTGAAATCTGCTTTTACAAATACACCAACAGTAGGCACTGAATTTAGGATATTTACTAATTACTTTATAGATAAACCGCATTATGTAAAATGCAGAAATGACCCTGATTGTATTGTTACGGCTGAAGTGAATGAAAACAATTCTACTAGACCAATACATTGTGAAACAACGTACACTCACCCTAATCATGTCGGCTTGAAATATTATAAATACTATTTGTATCAGACAATTAATTCAAATGTAGTCTATGACGGAACTATTCAGGACAGCACAAATGATACAACTCAGGTCAATCTTGGTAAAAGTATAGGTGAAAATATAGTAAATAAGTGTATTACTATAGAGGTAGAGCCTAGTGGAACAGAGGGTCATGTTACCGAGGGTATTAATGGTTTTATTTCTAACTACAATACTGCTACTGGAATGGCTATAATTTATTGCCCTGCAAACACTCAGTTTGTAAAAGGTGCAAAGTTTACTGTTTATAGTGGAACACAGAAATTGATTGATGAAAGTCCTGCAATTTATAATTTCAGACTCAACTATGATTTCTATGCTATGCAAGCAGGAAATTCATATTGTGTTGTTAGTGAGATTATGACACTTGACGATAAAATGTATCATTTTAGCAAAAGAGTATCGTTCCAAGGCAACGAGTTAGGTGATTTAGTAAACAACTTTAATTGTCTAATAATTAATAATCGTATAGCAATGCTGTCGTGGAGTACAACTCTTAGTGGTACTGCAAAGATTTTTAGATGTAATGTAAATGAAGAAGATTATGTTTTTCTTGGTACTACTAATACAAAGAGCTTTTTTGACACAACAGTTGGTAATAAGCAGACTTATGAATATTATATTTGCTACGGAGATTACAAACCATATAAATCAGAGCAAGTATCGGTAGATAAGGACGGTTGGTTTATATACTCTTTAACTAATTTGGGTACAAAATATAATAAAAAGTATTATGCTATTTCTGAGTGTTGGGAGTTTATAACAGGTATGACCGATAATGATATTACATCAAATATTGGTCTTGCGGTACACACAGGAACAGGCATTAAGCCAAAAACAACTAGAACAGTAACAGATTATGAGAGTGGTTCTTTCTCTGCTGATCTTTTAACAATTAATTGCCCTGATGGTCGAATAGTCGATAATATTGACAGAGTAAAAGCATGGACTAAATTTATTAAAGGCAAGAATGATTTTATGTTAAAATCTCATAAGGGCGATGTTTGGATTATAAATATCTCAGATAACCCTACCAGAATTTATGATAGCACAAGTGTATTAGGGCTGACTAATATTAAGTATGATTGGATTGAAGTTGAAGATATAAATGATGTAATAATTATTAGATAGGAGGTAGGAAAGTATTATGGATTATTATAATAAAATAGACAATGCTTATCTTGCCGAGTTACATAAGCCAATGCGAAAAATGTATGTTAAAATGGAAATTTTATCACACTATGAAGGTGCTATTGGCGAAATAACAAGTGACTTATCTTCTACAGATGGTTCAATAACGATTAATAAAGAGCAAGGCTGCCGTAGGTCTTGCTCTTTATCTATTATTGATAGAAGCGGTAAATATATACCTCAAAAAGATAGCTCATTTTGGTACAATCGAAAATTCAAGATCTTCATCGGCTTGCAAGTTGATGAGAATATTTATTGGTTTCCGCAAGGTGTTTTTGTTACAAAGTCAGCAAACTCTAATGGTAGACGATTGAATGTTGAGGGTGTTGATAAATATGGTTTTCTTGACGGAACATTAAATGCTAGAATGTGCCTTGTTGAGTATCAGGCTAGTGTAACTAATTCTAAAAAAGGAACGAATATTGCAACTTTAATTAAGGACACGCTTATGCTTGATTTGGGTAATAATATACCTCTTGACCCTGTTGAGCCGATTATTGACCCTATATTTTATAATGTAACTCTGTATGACGATATTGTAATCGATGAGGGTGGTTATCTTGGTGAGATTTTTGACAAGATTGCCGAAATGTATGGTGCTAACATCTATTACGATGTCAATGGCAGATTGAGAATGGAAAGAGTTTTTAACTATAACTTACCTTCTTGGTATCGTCATTTATCACCACAATTTGAATTGAGTGAAACCGAAATTACAGAAACGGATATTAATTATACTTATAATTATGACGGTGTAAACATTATTACAGTTACAACAGACAATACAAGTGGTGAAATTTATTCGTACACAGCTAAAAATGAAAACCCACAATCACCTGTAAACATAAATGCTATTGGCTATAAGGGCTTAGATGGTGGCACTTATTATATACCCCTAGGAGATACAAGTGAAGAAAGCGGAGAGGAAAAGTGTAGGCAACAAGCCGAATATATGTTATTACAACATACTTGTATGAGTACAGGTATTAGTTATAATCTGCCGATCACTCCACATCTGAATGTTGATAATACCGTTAGGGTTAGTAATGATTATTATAATTTTGACAAACAGTTATTTATCGTAAATTCTATTACAATGCCTTTATCGGCTACTGAAATGAGTATTGAAGCCACTAATCTACAATGGCTGCCATTTGATACAGATTGTATTTCGATTTACTGTGAAACTTTAAGTGATACAGTGACAATATCTTATAATACGAATGGTGGCAAGGACAAAGACGGCAATACTATCACTTATAAGAGTATCAGCCAACCCCCTAATAAACAAATTGTTTTACAAGGTGGGGATATGTATAACGAGAATAAATTGTTCGCATGGACGGATAGTCAAGGCAATAAATACAATTATGGTGACGTGTACACTGTACCAAATAATAACGCAACACTGATAGCTCAATGGATAACAGGAAATGAAGTTACAGTTACCAATACATTGTCGGCAGATAGTACGGTAGAATTTCAATCTATGTCACCGTCACATTGTTTGATACGTTATGATGATAACGAAGTAGCCAGACGTAACACAAACACAATTTCAACATTTAAAAAGAATTATTCTTTGGGTACACACAATACAACTATTGTGTCTGAAAGTGATGATTTAACTAATTTTGACAATGCTTTTGATAAAGAAACAACCACAAAGATAGATTGTTCCAAAGTAAAAGCTACCTACCTTACTTCACCTATGGGAAACGGATTTGAAAATATGACAGACTTTGTTTTCCCTGCTAATCTTTCAAATATTTCGACCAGTAAGGGTGTGTTGTCAGGTTGCAAAAAGCTTACCAAGATTACATTTCCTATAGTATACTGTGATATTTCACACCCTGAATCGTTTCTTGCTAATAGCACATTCGTTAATGGTTTGGAGCTACCTTATACCTTGAATTTCACACCAATGGTTTCAGTTGATAAGCAAACAGGTGTCGAAGAAATAAAACAAAACGAGATACTAAAAGGAAGTCATGTTGTTGGAAAATTAAACATCAAAGCGGCAACCACAAATAAGTGCGTAGTGTATGTAAACAAAGAGACGACAAGTTTAATTATTTATCCTGCGACAGTACAGGGAAGATTCTACCTTATGGGTAAAGGTATTGATGGAGATTTATCTGGACTTCAAAGCATACAAATTGGGCGATCTACTAACATTAACGATACCGATGGTTTTGCAAGTAATACATCAGCAAACATAAATCTGAGTTTGGACTTTCAATCGGGTAATTGTACTACCAAAATACCTAAAAACGCTTTTAATGGCTATAGTGGTAATATGATTGATGTTGTAATTTATGGTAACGTGACCGACAGCAATGGTATTACGCTTGAAAGCGGATCGTTTTGCAATATGCCTAATATGACAAAATTGCCAATGACAAATAGTACAAGTTTAAAAACTATACCTGAGAACTGTATGAATAATTTAATATCATTAACTTCAGCGACTACAGGCTATGTGGTTGACGTTGAGGGTTGTAACGATATGCCTAATCTGACAACTTTAAGGATAGAAAATTCTTGTGAAAATGTGAATGGATTTAATGATTGCCCTAAATTGCGAAGCCTATCATTCATGAGTGACGGAAAAGTAAAAGAGATTGGTGGTTTAAACAATAATGCTATTACAACATTTTATATTCCAAATATGGCTTTGTCTGTATCGGGTGTGAATAATTGCTCTGCATTAACAACGGTTGTTATTGGAGCTTCTTTGACTAGCTTTACAGGGTTTAATAATTGTCCTAAGTTAAATAAGTTTACTGTGGATAGTTCTAATACTACTTTTAAAGTCGTTGATAATAACCTCTGCCAAGGGAATAAACTCTGCCGTGTTCCAATGAGTAAATCAGATATTGTGGTAACAAATGGTACAACGGAAATCATGAGCAATGCTATTCAGATTGCCTTTGTAAACAGCATTTCTATTCCAAATGGTTGCATTTTAGCTAACGACTCAATCAAATGTCAAAGCGTAGGTCAAATTATTCTCCATACTTCTTTTAACACAGAAACTGGGAAATATAATAATTTAACTATGACCGATTTTAGTACCCTTGATAATGTACAAGTCGGAACTATTTTCACGTATGGAAATGGTATAACAGATACTACAAACGCAAATTGTTTGCCTATTGTAAAATACTGTATAGAACATAATATCAATTATGTTGATATGAATGAAACAAACACTAACGCTCGTGGAACTATTGGAATAAGCGGTAACGCAGAATTGGACGGTGATAATTAATGATAAATACTTATACTTGCATACCAAATCAAACTTCATCAGAAACCGTGTTTGCAGACCTTGAAACATTTTTTGAAGATAAGTGGACTTGGAGCAAAATTGAAACAAATTATCCTGACAGTGAGTCCACCGATTATAACACTTTGACATTTTGGATTGATAATACAACGTACTTTAGAATAATGTTTGATCCTGCAAAGTCACGTTATTGGGCTGGGTGTGGTGAATATGACTCCACTAAAACATCACCATATGCTGACTATGTTAGTTTTACCTATAGCAAGTTTGATAGTATTATGTCATACACTACTAGTCAAGGAATGTTAATTCTGTTTAAAAGTGGAGACAATGACTATGTATTAGGTGGGGCTATTGCAAAAATGAGAAAGTTATCTGACAATACAGAAATTACAGGTTTCTTTACACCAACATCAAACTCAGGTCATCAAGGAAGTAAAATGGCAAGCTTGTATAATATGTTTAGTCAAAGTTTACACAATGGCGGTACGAACCTTGTACCACAAGTTGATTTTAATATACCATTGAATAGCACAATTGAGGGTCAGTATGCTGCTAAAACTGACGGAATATTTTATGTGTATATGGGGCAAAGTAGTGTGCTTCCTGCTGACGGAACTGTTGTAAAATTTACAATGAATGGTGTTAAATATGTAGGTAACTGCAAAATGGTTTTAGCCGATTATTCGTAAAGGCGGTGTACAGAATGTCTAAAATGAATAAGCTGATTAAGGAAAGTCAAGATAATAAAAAAACACTTGGTTACACCTATGGAACGGTTAAAAGCTACGACTCTACAAATTGTACAGCCATTGTTTCGCTATTAGAGTATAATGGTGCTGAAAAATCTTTTCTGAATAAATCAGGTGAGATTTTAAGCATGGGAGACAGTGTGTGGATCTATTTCCGTGGTGGCGGTATAAACGCTGGCTACATTGCTATTAGGAATGGCAAACCCATACCTCTAGGAAGTCAAAATTCTAGTGTAGGACGATTTGTTGAATACGTTGATAGTAGTGGTCATCATCACATTTCGGAAAAGTTTAATTATTATGGCAATTCTTATTGGTATACTATAACCCCTGATGGAACAAAACAGATTACTATTTATCTCGAAAATATTGCTCATGGTGATTATAACCATGTTGAAGGTCAAGCAAACCACTGCTACGAATATAGTTATGACAGCAATAATTATATTGATTTTTCAGAAATGAAAACTAACAATATACCCTATTTTCGTGAAAATAGCAGTTTAAATTCCTTAACAGGTTTTAATAATACTAGCGTTGGTGGTTTTTCTAATCACGTCAGCGGTATGTGGAATACATCTGAATATAGTGTGGCGGTTGAGTGTAGCGGTGCAAAAAATACTGTTTTCAATTCTCGTGATACATATGTTAATGGTATGAATAATATGCTAGAGGGTGTAGCTTATAGTATTGTAGTTGGCACATGGAATATTGTTAAGGGTGACAAAACTAAAGACCAAATGGCAAAATATAACGCCGTGTTTGGAGATCAAAATGATGTTCTTAATTATGATGGATGTCTTGTCGCAGGTTCATGGAATCGTGCCACGGCAGATCACCAAACCGTTATAGGTATCAATGCAAAAACAACTTATAAAAGCTCGGAAAATGCAAGTATACTATTTAATATAGGAAACGGTCATAATATAGAAGATGGTTCTCTAACTCAAAATTCTGCAATGCAAGTGGACTTTTCAGGCAATGTTTATGCTGGCGGTGCGTACAAAACTATTGGTGCTGACTATGCCGAATATTTTGAATGGCTTGACGGAAATGTTGACAATCAAGATAGGATCGGATTATTCGTTACGCTTGATGGTAATAAAATCAAACTGGCAAATAAAGACGATTATATACTCGGTGTCATATCAGCCAATCCGTCTATTGTTGGTAACTCTGCTGAGTTAGATTGGCATGATAAGTATAAAACAGATGTTTATGGACGGTTGATTTATGACGAGTCACACAATCTTATATTGAACGAAAACTATAACGATACGCTTGAATATATCCCTCGTGGGGCAAGAAAAGAGTATGACAAAGTTGGCTTATTGGGACAGTTAGTAGTTCAAGATGACGGAACGTGTGAGGTCAACGGATATTGTACGGCTAGTGTGAATGGCGTGGCAACCAAGTCAGATAGTGGTTATAGGGTTATCAAACGTATTGATAAAAAACATATAAAAATAATACTGAAATAGAAAGAGGGCTAACAACCCTCTTTTATTATTGGAGGAAAAGTTATGAAAGAGATTATTACTCAGATGATTACAGAGTATTTGCCTGTAATTTTAACAGCGGTTATGACGGCTATTGTCGGTTTTGTAAAATCGAAGTATACAAAAATCGCAAATGACAGCATTAAGAAAGATGTGGCGGCTACAACGGTTAAGTACATAGAACAGATTTATAAAGACGTTCACGGCACAGAAAAGCTTGAAAAGGCTAAAGAAACCATGCTTGCCCTACTTGAAGAAAAGGGTATTAAGATTTCCGATATAGAGCTTGTTATCTTGCTTGAAAGTGCCGTTAAAGATATGAATTATAAATCACTCACAGATTTTATTGACGAGGTTAAGAATGGCGGTGAGTAATTATGAACACAGTTAAGGAAATTGCTACCTACTGTGGAAGTATTACAACCATTTTGGCACTGATAACAATTATTGTTAAGCCAATAAGGAATAGATTTGTAGGGTGGATTTCAAAAACAAGTGGCAAAGATAATCTAAATAAAAAAATAGATAAATTAACAGCATTAGTGGAAAGACAGGTAGAACAGAACCAAAGCATGGAAACTGAGTTACAAAAACAAAGTTTGGCTTTGCAGGCTACGTTGAGAAATTCTATTTTAGCGATTTATAATTCAAGAATGAAAGAAAATAGTATTTCACTATACGAAAAAGAAAATCTTGCAAGACTATACGAAAGCTATTCATCTATTGGTGGCAATAGTTTTGTACATAATTGTGTAGACGAATTAAATAAACTACCTGTAAAGGAAGATTAATTGGAAAGGAAGTATACATATGGTAACAACAATAAAAGGTATAGATGTTTCTCATTGGCAGGGTACTAATGTAGATTTTAACAAAGTAAAAAAGGCAGGATATGACTTTGTTATGATAAACGCAGGCTACGGCAAATATATCGGTCAGAAAGATGAATGTTTTGAAACCAATTACAAAAAGGCAAAATCAGCAGGGCTTAAAGTTGGTGCTTATTGGTATTCATATGCTCTAACATCAGCAGATGCCGAATTAGAAGCCAAGGTGTTTCTTGAGGCGATCAAGGGTAAAACTTTTGAAATGCCTATTGCTTTTGATATAGAAGATAGTACACAGTGTAATTTGTCGGCTTCTACTATAGGTAGTATAATTAATGCTTTTTGCGGTTATTGTGAAAAGAAAAATTATTATGTAATGCTTTATAGCTATGCTGCTTTTCTTAACAGTAAAGTTCCTAGTGATTGTAAAAACAAATATTGTGTATGGCTTGCTGAATTTGACAAGTCAAAGCCTTCATACGGTGGTAGCTATGGTATGTGGCAGTACACAAGTAAAGGCTCGGTTTCAGGTGTAAATGGAAATTGTGATTGCAATTATGCCTATAAAGATTTTACCGCAATTATAAAGAAAAAGGGTCTTAATGGTTTTAAAAAGCAAAAAAATAATGAACTTCCGATACTTGAAAAGTCTGGCTATAAAAGGGGCAATGAGACCAGAGGTGTTCTTGCACTGAAAGAAATGCTTATCATAGCCAAGGCAAGGAAACTTCACAATGTCACACTTGATGAAAATAATATATTTGGCGAGGGTACTGAAAAGGCTGTTAATGCTCTGCTGAAAAAGTGGGGTTATAAGCAGAATAGTGTTGCAGGTGAGAAGTTTATCAAGAAGCTTGCAAGTGCTATTAAGTAATACTAATTGTTTTTGTTTTTAAAGGGCGAGGTAACACAGCTTCGCCCTTGTTATATTTTATTTATACGAAAGGAAGATGATTTATGGCGTATTGTGCTACAAACGGAAACCTGTACGAAAATGGAAGAGCTTTTGAGCTGAAAGTTGGCATTGGTGCTGATTTTAAAGTACAGGCTTCGGGAACTGGCAGTTTTCAGGTTGTAGGAAAACTGACTCAGAATGGTGCAGAGGAAGTGCTTATGATGGTTGATTTAAGTGACTTCTCAACAGTTGATACGATTACAACAGAAAATGTTTATGCAGGAGATGTTAGTGGTTACTATAGTGTGACCGTTAAAAACGTCAAGGGTGTAAACAAAATTTGGGGAACTATAACATATTAAGGAGGTGGATTTATGGCTACAGATATTATTGCTAGAGGTATGGCGGCTAATGCTAAAAAGTCTGTCACCGAATTAGGCGATAAGGTTGAAAGCGAAAAGTGGATTGGCACAAAAGCCGAGTGGGAAGCCGTTGATAAATCCACTATAAAAGACGGCACAATTGTATATATCACTGATGATAAAACGGTGATTTTATACGATAAAGCGGAAATGGAAAAGATAGCCGCCCAGGTCGCCACAGACCGCAAAGCCGCTGAAACTGCTGCACAGACAGCACAGTCTGTAGCTGATAGTTTACCTGAAGACTATGTTACAGCAGTTGCAAAGATTGCCGAGAATACAGCGAATATAGCTAGTATAAAATTAACAGATAAGGAAATGAAACGTAGGGTAGATGCTCTGTATGACATAGGACAGGGTATCACTCACCAGTTTGAAACAGACAGTGAAACAGCATATCAAAAAACTGTGCCTACAGGCGGTAAGCTGATGTCGGTGAAAAACATTGGTGGTAGGTCGATTGTTTGGAATCAGTTGTATAAAAAATTTGGCTATGTTGGCGGAAGCACACTTAACTGCAAATCGATTTTTAAATCGCATAACTATTTACTTCGAGTAGACTATAGCGTTTCAGAAAATACAAAGGTATATTTATATTTCAGAGCGGCTAAATATACGGCAGGGACTAATAGGCAGATAGTTAAGGATATAACTGCTGGTAGTGGAAAAATATCATGGATTACTAGCCCATTAGGTGAACATAGCGATGGCGGTGATTTCGGAGTATTTCGCCTTGTGACTGATTCTGATGGTAACCAGAAATTAGACACATCGCCGTTCAGTAATTATGAAATTTTTGATTTAACCCAAATGTTTGGTATAGGTAACGAACCCACAAGCGTGGAAGAATTTGAAGCCATGTTCCCTAATAACTATTACCAGTATAACGCTGGCGAGATTATAACTGCCGATACAGAGAGCGTTGTGGAGCAGGGAAAAAATTTGCTAAATGCAGATGACTATTACGCAGCATATAAACAGTCTGATGGCAGTTATTTGAATAATTCAAGTGACTTCGCCGGAATAAACATTCCTATCGGAAACTATATAGGTAAAACACTCATTGCCACTCTTAAGGCTACTGTTTCATCTCAACCAACTAGCTTTTTTTGGTTAGCTAGAATAAACGGCACTCGAATTGAAAGTTCCTACGAAAAAGGCGAGCGAGTTTTGGCGAATACTACTGGTATCGCAAAATTGGCAGTAACACCAAAAACACAAAATGATACATTAGCGATGTCATTCGGACAAGGTCGTGGAGATGTGATAGTACGAGATATCCAAATCGAACTAGGCGACACCCCCACAGCCTATGCCCCCTTCCACCGCAACGAGTATCCAATCCCAGAAGCCATTAGGGCACTGCCTGGCTACGGCGTTGAGGGGAATGCGGTAGACTATGAGGCTAAGACCTATACGCAGAATAACGCTATTGACGGAACGGAAATCAAGGCGTTAGATACACCTATAATCACCGACATTTCAACCCTAATTGACGACGATTTTCTGCGAAATCTAACAGTCGAAGCAGGTGGTTCAGTGACATTCAAAAACAGCAATGGCGACAGCTATCGCATACCAGTGCCGTCAGAGGAAGAGTATATCGTGAAACTGAGTGAAGTAGGAGGTACAACATGACAGATTTGCAAAAGAAAATGGCTGAGAAGCTAGGGCTATCCACCGAAGATTTTCAGCCGAAGAAAGCCACAAAAGTTGACGAGCTAGAAGCGCAGGTGCTATATACTGCGCTGATGACCGACACACTAATCGAGGAGAGTGACGACAATGTATAGAAAAGTCAAGAGGTTGTATGATTTAGGGCTGTACACGGCTGAGCAGGTCAAGGATTTTGCCGACAGGGGGAAGATAACCCCTGAACAGTACGAGAAAATCACTGGGGAAAAGTATGAAAGCGAGGACAACGAGGGTGGTGGAAAGACTAAATGAGCGTAAGCATATATAACAAAACTGATAACAAGCTTAGTTCACTAGCAAACCAAACGGAGCTTATGAACAATGACGGTACGGCAGATATTACAAGCCAAATAGAAAATTTGACTACCTCGGTTAAAAGAAACACAGATGAAATATCTATTCTGAGTGGAAGTTGTGTTCGCATGGAGAAATTAAATCGTAATGCTCATATCGCAGGTGGCACATGGAATTGCAATGATCCAGATAATATAAATGGGCTTCTCGGTCAAATAAATCGTGGCAATATTTCCGAATTAGGTCTTGGTACAGAACTGAAAATAAAAGGAACTATTGAAAATGTTCCTTGTATCGTTGATGGTGAAGAAAGTACAAAAACGGTAGAGTATGATACTTATTTTGTATGTGTAGCTGTGGATTTTCTTAGAACTACAAAAGCCTCAAGTGGAAAACGGTCATATACGTTTATGCCCTTTGGCTCACCAATAGGAACAAATGCTATTGATAACGCTACAGGCTTAGGTGATGTTCACGCATACTCTCAAACATTCATTCAGCAAAAGGTTATGCCTGTTTATACTGCACATTTTAAAAATATTTTTGGAAATAATCTTGCTGAGTTTTCAGACCCATTACCACTTATGATTAACAAATCAGCCACAAGTTACACTTATGTCAATGGTGGTGGAAGAAGTGTGGAAAACTATGGCTATAGTGATAGCTATACCTCCTATTCGCTTAGATTACCGAGTGAGCCTGAGATTTTCGGACATTATGTTACTTCAGGTTGCTATGATAATTCAGGCATGGAGTCACAGTTGCCATACTTTGCTAATAAGCCAATTACTACGGCTTTAACAGGTTTGGGTTATGACACTACCTCTGGAATGTGGCTATCGTCATATTCGGGTATGAATTATTACGGATATTATAATATTGATAAAAGAACAATTCACGCAAGACCAGCCAATGCTGAGTTTGGCATTTACCCACTTCTGACATTGGTTCAGAAATAATTTTAGGGTGCTAGATTAATTTCTAGTACCCTATTTTTTTACGCTTGACGAAATATAAATAATTAGATATAATAATATTACCTAAAGCGAAAAGGTTAAAAAGAAAATATTGTTAAGGGCTAACGAGATAGTGGAAGAATAGTTTCTATGAAATAAAGATTTTATTAAAAAATTACAAGGATTTTATTAGAAAATTATAAGACAGAGTTTTATGAAAGTCTTATAAAAGTCTTATAAAATTTATATGTACAAAACAGCAAAAATGACAAGCCAAATTTGTGCAATGATACAAAACATAGTAAAACGTGTTGACAAACCACTACAAGTCTGATATAGTATAAATGTCAGTTATGGCGATGCCATAGCTTGTGAGTTGAAATATATTTGTATTCTATGTGTAACTAATTAAGTTGCAAGAAAAAGGTGTGTTCTTTATGAATACACCTTTTTTATTTACATTGCAGTAAAATGATTGCCAAATTTATAGCTAGTTAAAATTATAAAAAAAGTTTGTAACGTCTTGACAAATAGATTTTTTTATGCTATATTATATATGTCAGTTGTAGTATTGCTACAGCTAGTGAGTTGAAACATATTTGTATTTGGTACGACCTAATAATTGGTTACAAATGCAGAAGATAAGGGTGTGTCCGTTGTGGCATACCCTTATTTTTTTTATCATTTTATTGCTATGATTTGAGACAAAATAGTAAAAATGAAATGTAGAAAATTTGATTATTATTATCATAAACTTTGTGTAATGTGCTTAAATAAAATCTAATGTGCAAATATTAAATTCGTCTTTGTTTGCCTGTAAAGTGTGTAAAAAGTGTGTAAAAATATATGAAAGATAGGGAAAAAGAGTGAAAAAGAGTGAAAGTTTTAGTGTTGGTATAAATATATTTTAAGACAATTAAGACAATAAAAAAGTTCCGCAAACCTAGTAAAATCAAGGGTTTACGGAACTTTATAGCTTGGTGCCGCTGACCGGACTTGAACCGGTACGGATTTTACTCCGAGGGATTTTAAGTCCCTTGTGTCTGCCTATTCCACCACAGCGGCATGCAAGATATATTATAACACTTTTTTTGCAAAATGTCAACGCTTTTTTGCAAATTACAAGTTGTTAAACGGAAATAAGTGGTAATGACAGAATAGTGGCAGTGT